AATCCCGCCTGATCCGCCTGGTGAACGAGGCCAAGCGCAAGTTCCAAATTCCGGTCACCGACCCGGAAACACAGCTAAAATCGTCTCTCGACGAGTTGAAACGGCGGATGCAGACGCGCGCCGACGAGTTGGAGAAGAAACTGGCCGACGGCGATTTCAGTCCGCGCCCTGTTCGTCAACCCTTAATCTATGATGTTAGAGCCAAGGAGTTAAAAACACGGTTGGAAACGGCCAAACAAAAATACCAGCGCGGTTTGCTGCAAGACCGGCTGAAAAACCGGCCTTGGTGGGAGAAGGCGGCGGACACGTTCGTCAAGTGGCGCCGGGGCTTCATCCTGTCATCGCCCATCACACTCGCCAAGCTGACGAGCGCGGCGGTGCAGCGCATGGCGTTCACTCCTGCCGAGGAAGCTATCGGCGCCGGTTTCTCCAAGGCGTTCCCCGGCTTGGCGTCGAAAGCCAAGCGCGAAGGCGGGTTCAACACCCAGGCGGAAGCCAAAGCCATCACCGAGGCTTTCACGACCGGCATGAAGGACGCGGCGGACGCCATGATGACCGGACAGACCGAACTGGACGTTCTCTACGGCGGCGGTCGGGAAGGGTACGTCAGGGAGTCCATGATCCTGCCGCGCAGCGTGATTGACTTTTTCGGCCAGTTGCACGCGGCATTGAAAGCACCTACCAAACGGGCGGAATTCACGCGTTCTTTCGAGAAACGCATTGCTGCGGCGATGCGCGACGGGGTGGACACGTCCGACCCGATGGTACAGACCGAGGCGGCGGTAGCGGCGTACAAGGACGCGAATCGGTCAATCTTCCTGCAAGACAACCGGGTAGTCACGGCCTACAAAATGTGGCTGGCGGGTATCGAGGCCAAAAACAAGGCAACTGGAAAGCCGTCCGTCGGCGGTAAAGTCCTGGGCACCGTGGCCCGGACGGTCCTCCCCATCGTGCGCGTGCCGACCAACCTCGTCGCCGAGACGTTCACCTACGCCTTTGGCTCGCTGTCCGGCGGCGCGAAACTGGCGCACGCTCTCTCCAACGGCATCGACACCCTTAAACCCGAGGAGGCGGACATGATCATGCGCCATCTCAAAAAGGGCAGCTTGGGCGCGGCCATGATGCTCACCGGATTTTTGCTTCCCAACTTCATCGGCGGGTATTACGTTTCCGGACAGAAGCGTGACCCCAAAGACGTGAAAATCGGCAGTATCAAAATCGGCGACTGGCAAGTTCCGAGCTATCTCCTCCACAATCCCTTGCTGGAAACCCTGCAACTCGGGGCGACCATCCGGCGTGTGGCCGACTCCAAATTACGGGGACAGAAACAGGGCATCCCGGCGGGGCTGATGGCCGGTGCACTGGGGTTGGCCGAAGAAGTGCCTTTCGTGCGCGAGATGTTCGGTGAACTGCCGAAGCTGTTCAACGGGAATGAGCGCAGCGCGTTCCTCGGTGAGACGTTGAAAGGGATTGCGGTCCCGCAAGCTCTCCAATGGTTTGCCTCGTACCAGGACAAGGCCAAGGGCGGAGAGACTATGCCGCGCAAACCGCAGACACTTTGGCAACACATTGAAACCGGCCTGCCGTGGCTGCGTAACGACGTGCCCAAAAAGAACGTGATGCAAGAATGAACTCCTTTCGAGAAACCGTCGCTACTCCGAGCGCCAAGCAAGCCGCCATTGACCTTTGGCGGTTGCAGAGGCGATGCAAAAACAAGAAACTACCACCCCCGAAAACCATTGAAAATCGTCATAGAAACAATCCCGCACGCTGAACAGCCATACCCCACTGTCGGGGATTGGAGGCGCGACGCCAGTGGAACCTTGCGTATCAACGTCAGCCACGAAATAGGCTACAATTTTGCATTACTCGTCGCCCTCCACGAACTCATTGAAGTGACGCTTTGCGAGCAGCGCGGCATCACTACCCGCATGGTTGACGAGTTTGACAAAGCCTACGAGAAGACCCGACCGGACGGGGACACCAGCGAGCCAGGCGATGCGCCGGAAGCTCCTTACCGAGAGGAGCATTTCTTTGCGACGAACATCGAACGCCTGATGGCGGCGGAGTTGGGCGTTGACTGGACGGAATACGAAGAAGCCATCAACAAATTACCGTGAACCTTTCCGACAAATCGTGCCTGATAATTGATAACGGCTTGTTCGTGTCCCTCGCTGAGCGCCTCTCCCGCGACTTCGGCAAGGTCGGCTATTACTACGATTGGATGTCCGGTTTTCCCGACGGGCGCGAGCTCGTCATCGGGGAAGGCATCGAAGGCGTTGAGCGCGTCAAATATCTTTGGGACAAAATCGAGGACTACGACCTGATTATCTTTCCTGATTGCTGGCATGGTGACATGCAGGAGTTTCTGCGGCGCCGCGGCTTCCGCGTGTGGGGCGCGGGCAACGGCGCGGAACTGGAATTGAAACGCTGGCAGACGCACGCACTATTGCCAGATGTCGGGCTGGACCAGAACAAGGCGGCACTGGTGACCGGCGTTGCCGAACTCCGCACCTATCTGGAAAAGCATCCCGACCAGTTCGTCAAAGTTTCCATGTACCGGGGCATCGGTGAGACGTGGCATTCCCCGAACATCGAGATGGCCGAAGGCATGTTGCGCGAAATAGCGGACAAGTGCGGCCCGTTGGCCGACGTGATTCAATTCATTGTCGAGGAGTCCATTCCCGACGCGACCGAGATCGGGTACGACGGCTATTGCATCGACGGCCAGTTCCCCGACAAGGCGATTGTTGGCATTGAGAAAAAGGACAGGTCTTACTTTGGTCGGCTCTGCGACTATGACGACCTGCCGGAGAACGTCCGAAAGGTGAATGACGCCTTGGCCGGAGTCATCAAAAAGTTCCAATACCGCCAATTCTTCTCGACGGAGATCCGCGAGAAAGGCAAAAAGGCGTATCTGATTGATTTGACCTGTCGTTTTCCGTCCCCGGCTGGTGAAGTCGAAACGACCATGTTCGAGAACTTGGCTGAGATACTTTGGGAAGGGGCTGACGGCAAGCTCGTCAACCCGGTGACCAAGTTCAAGTATGGTGCTCAAATCATCCTCACGTCCGAATGGTACGCCTCGGGCAAATATCAGCCGTTGCAGTTCCCCGAAGAAATCAGGCCGTTCGTGAAGATTTACAACCATTGCCGAATCAACGGCATGGACTACGCCGTGCCACAACTGGCTAACATGTCGCAGGTCGGCAGCGTCGTCGCCCTGGGCAACACGCCGGAGGAAACGGTTGCCAAGTGCAAGGAGATGGCCGAACAGGTGAAGGGGTTTGACATTGAAACCGAGGCCGACTCGCTGGACGAGGCGGTGAAGGAGATGATCGACCAATGATGACCATTCGCAACAACACCGGGCTTATGCCGGGCGGGATTATCTACGACGACCCGCGCACGCCTGCCGCGACGTGGAATGACGGGCATACGTTTCTCGACGAACGGGCGCAACAGGTAATCACCTTCCGCCGCGCTAATCCGAGCATCTACCCGGAACCGGAATGGACGAACCACGCCTTTGTCGTTCAACAACTGGTGGAGTTCAACTGCCGGCGTATCGGTTTCAACCCGGAGTATTGCATGGACAGCACGCCAGCCGCGCCCGCGCCTGCCGTGGCGCAGCCGGAGCGCAAATGCCCGGAGTGCGGGACGGCGTTAATCCCGGTTTACTGTCAGACATGCGGCGGGGCTAAAATCAACTCGTGGTCATGTCAAAGCTGTAAAAAGGACTTTTCTGCATGAACCTAATTGACCGCGCAAAGCAAATAAAGGATGGAATGTCCACCCTAACGGCGTGGCTAGGCTCCGGCGCGCAGACCATCCCGTTGCTTGATGCCCAAAAGCGCGCAAACGTGTGCATCCGTTGCCCGATGAACCAACTGGGCAGTCCGGCGACGGGAGCGATTGCCGACGCCATCCAAAAACAGGTCGAGTTAAAGAACAAACTGGAACTGCGCGTCTTGGGCGAAAAGCTGTTGCACCATTGTACGGGGTGCGGGTGCGTTCTGCGCTTGAAGATTCACATTCCAATCACCAGACTGGGGCTGACGACCGATGAACTCACCAAATATGATGACAACTGCTGGATGCGAAAAGAATTCAATGAAACCCAAAAACATCCCTAACCTCATGCTGAGTGTCCTCTCCTTCTGCGCGAATGACGGCATTCTCGCCGAACACCTGTGCGACTTCATCTTTCTCCAAAACAGCCGCGTGTCCAAGGGCCATGCCTTGCTCGTTGTCGCCGCCGACGTTCACGCCGAGATGGAGGCGCGCGTGAAGCTCGCCGCCGAAGTCGCCTTTGACCATGTGGAAATCATAAAAGCGCCGCCCGTGGCCGATTTCAGCAAGAACCTGCGCGTCAACACCCAGTTCAAGACGGCAGCCGAACACGTCGCCAAGACCTACCGCGTGCCGTGGCTCTGGCTGGAACCGGACGCCGTGCCGTTGAAACCCGGCTGGCTGGAAACGATTGCTTCCGCGCATTACGACCAGCCGAAGCGTTATTCCGGCTCCTGGCTCATGTCGAAAGACTTGTTTCTGGCGCGGATTGCCGTTTACCCGGCGGACGCCATCAACGACCTTGCGCCGTTTCTCAACGGGCATGAGCAGTTCAATCGCGCCGCGGGAAGCGTCATAATCCCGAAGTCCACCAAGACGCGGCTCGTGCAGGAGGTTGTATATTCGGGCGAAGATGTTAAGGTTGCGGAAACGGCGGTGATGCTCCACAAAGACCCGAACGCCATTTTGCTCACCAGTTTGCGCGAGCGTTTTGAGCAGGTGGAGAAGAAAAAATGAATCTAAGCCACATGCGGCCAAGACCACCGGCACACAACCCGGTAGATTGCTTGCTTTACAACCCGGTAGGTTCTGGCGAGTTGCGTTTGGCTGGCACCATTCTTTACCAAGCGGCGAATCTGTTTTACTTCCTGTTCAGTGAGCTTGTGGCGTCCGTTGTTCTAACCCTGTCTGATCTCTGGATGTTTGCGTGCGCCGTTTTTATCTCCCTTGGCCGGACGGTGAAGCCCCTTGTCTCTCAAGTCGTGCATGTTGTCAGCGTGCGTGCCTATGAAAAGATGTTCGTAATTTACACATTGTTTGTTGTCACACCTGTGGCAAACCTCAAGGTCTTTATTGAACGGTCCAAAAATATGCCTATACGCAAGGCGATGGACATAGTACGAGTGCTTACGGATTTTAAAATGTCTATATCCAGTCCCAACTTTGTGCCCCACAAAATTAATGCAATGCCCAAGGCGCGGCATGTGTTTTGGACGTTCTCCGACCCTAACCCTCAACAGGAAGCGCTTCAAGTCGCGTTTGCTCATAGCTGGGACTGTGCGTTGTCTCATAACAATTAACACATTAAGCGATATGGCCGAAGACGACAATAAAAAACGAACAGCACCTAAAGGCAGCGAACCTTCGGGAGCGGAGAAGAAGAAAAGGAAAACCGAATTCGGTAGTCCTTCGCAGGTTCAAAACGTAGTGAAGGCTATGCAAGAAATCGAAGATGATCGCGCGGCAGACAGGTCAAATATAAACGTGCTTTTCAACGGCCAGCGTCCCTACACGAAAGAGGAGGAGGAGAAGTTTAATATAAACATCAACGTCAACTGGGGCGAAGGCAAACGCATCATGCGGGACGCCAACTCGCAGTTGAACAACGCTTTCATGCACCCCGGCACGCTGTTTCAATGCTCGTGTCTGGAAGGGCAGATAGACAAGCGGGATACCTGGGGACAGGTGTTCACGAAGAACATGCACCGGCCCTTGCAAGAGGGAATCAGCGGCCGTAAAAACTTCTTCCTCCTGTCCGACCGCAACAAGTCGGTGACCTTGCACGGCATCGGCGCGATGATGTGGATGAATCAATTCAAGTTGATGCCGCGCTTTGTCGCCTTGGAGGATTTGCTTATACCGACCGAAACCAAGTGTGACTTCTCTAATCTCCGGTATTTCGCGGCCAACCTGTACCTCGTCATCGGGGAACTCATTGAGATGGCGAAAGGCGAGAACAAAATCAAGGGTTGGAACGAGGAAATGGTTGACCAGATTCTTGAAGGCCAGAAAGACCTTTACAACGAGAGCACCCCGAGCACTTGGCGCGACCAGCCGGAAGCGATGAAGCAAATCTTTTTCGAGAACTCCGGGTACTATTACTCGGATGCCATTCCGAAAGTAAGATGCGTGGCGTTCTACTGGCAGGAGATGGACAAGCCGAACAAATGGTATCGCGTCATCTACCTGAAAGAGAACACGGGCGGGAAGATAAAGGACATAGACAAGAAATTCCTGTTCGACGGGACGGGCGAACCGTTCGCGGACGACATTTCCCAAATCATCAACGTGCAGTACGGTGACTCCAACTTTGTGCCGCCGGCCAAGTATCATGCCGTGCGCGGGTTGGGCGTTGACCTGTACGCACCCATCGAGACGTTGAACCGGCTTCGCTGTGAGTTTGTGCAGGCGGCTTTCGAGAATCTCAAGATGTATTTCCGCATCAAAGACCCGGCAGACCGGGCGCGGCTCAAGCAGCAAGTCCTGTCCCAATACGGTTTCATCGAGGAAGGGTTGGAAATCGTTCCCCAGGCGCAACGGCATGAAATCAACGAAGCGTTGGTTGGCGATGCCATGTCACAGATGGACTCAATTCTGGCGCAATCGTCGTCGTCCTACGTGTCGTCGCCTGACCGGGGCGGAGAGAAGCAGATGACAGCCAAGGAAGCCATGATTCGGTTGAACCAAGCTACGGCCTTGGTGTCGGCCATGCTGCAAACGATGTATTTGCAGGAGGGCTTTTACTACGACGAACTCAAGCGCCGGTTCTGCGATGGCACGTCTATTGACCCGGACGTGAAGGATTTTCAGGAGCGTTGCATCAAGGAAGGCATCCCGGCGGAGATCGTGAAGAACGCGAAGGCGTGGAAAACGACGCCGGAGCGCGTGCTTGGCGGCGGGGACAAGAGTGTCGCCCAACAACAGGCGCTTTGGCTGCTTTCCGTCAAGACGATGTTCGGTCCCGAGAGTCAGCAAAACATTTTGCGTCTGGCCACTCAAAGCATGTTGGACGACCCGGCGAAAGCGTTGATGTTGGTGCCGTCAGTGCCGCCCCAGTCCTCGTCAGGTTCACGCGCCGCCGAAGGATTGTTCGGAACGATGATGATGGGTATCAAGACCGCCCCAGTTACGGGCGTTGACCTTTTGGGATACACCGGCCAACTTCTGAAAATGATGGGGGCGGTTGTCCAGCGCATTCAGGGGACGGACGGAATGGGCACCATGACAGAAGTTGTTGGGTTGGCCACCGTCGGGCAGAGCGTGACAGAAGCGCTTAAAGTCCTGGCTGGCGATCCGCAGCAAAAACAGGCGGTCAAAGTTTTCGGCGACGGGCTTGGAAAACTGATGAACGAGGTCAAGGCTTTCGGACAGAGACTCACGGAGAAGCAAAAGGCCGGGAGCCTGCACGAAGCCATATCGCTCTCGTTTAAAGACCTGAACCCCGATACCAAAAACGCCGTGCTGCAAATGCTCGGTTTGCCCCCGTCACAGATGAGTCCAGAGCAGGCTGACCCGAAGGCTGCGAAAGCCGCGCAGCAAATGCAGATGAAGGGCCAGCAACACGCGCAGAACATGCAGCAATCGCAACAGGCGTTTGACGCGGAGCAGGCCAGGCTGAATGCCCAAGTCGAGGCCGACCTTCGGCGCAAGGCAATCGAGACGCAGCACGACATCATGCACGAGTCAATCAAGGCGACGCTGGACGCGATTACGCGGCTGCATGAAGCGGAGCATCAGCCCAAGGAAAAGGCGTCACGGAATTAATGGCATTATAATGCCATTATAATGTACTTATTATTCTGTTGACAAATAGGCTCAGTCTGGTGCAAAGTGCATCCAATCGAATTGCATGTCAAAAGCCGCTACCAAATCAAAGCCCTACGTCAGACTGGAAAAGAACGCTGTTCGCATCCTTAAAGCCTTTGGCGAGCGACAAATCATCAAAAGCCTTTCCAACGCCCAGTTGGTGAACGCGCTGATTGAGGAGTACGAGTGGCTTACAAAGAAATACGTTGAGGCGGTCGGTGTTCCACCTGTTAAAAAATGACCTTCGACGCCAAAAAGACCTTCACCGACTATCTGCCGACTCCGGCCAAGGAGTTTCGCGCGATGGCGGAAAGCACGTCATTTCAAATCGGCGTGGCGCTGTCGCTGGCGAAACTGGCGACCAGCGGCGCGACGACCGAGGAAATGCGCGGGGCGGAAATCCTTGTGCAGATCATGGGCAACATCGGGGAGAAGGCCGAACCGATGCCGAAATTTCCGGTGAAGACGCTGGCGACGTATGAGCAGGACTACAAGCCGGGGGAGAAGAAATGACCAACCGCCTTCCCAAAGTAACCCGCGTGGTGGTCGAGCAGCGCAAGACGCCGGTCGAAGTGATTGTCGGCGCGTTATTCCACTCTTTCAAGATTCACAAGCTGGACTGCACGGAAGCGGCCCTTTGCATCGGCGCGGCCTACGCGATGCTGTTGAATGGCGCGCCGGACGAGCAGGCGAAGCGTGAACTGGTCGAGATTTTTGACGAAATGATGAAGAAACATTTGCCCCCGCCGGTTGGTGGGAACTGATTTATGAGCCAACAAGCACAAAACGCCAAAATGATAACCCGCAAGCTTGCCGAGCGCGGCATTCACTTGGTCAATGGCCAGCAAAAAACGGGAGAAGGGTTGTCGCGTTATAATCCCTATTTCCATTTGTTTTCCGAATCCTACGGGGAAGAATCAGTGTTCTACCCGGCACAGCACATGTCGATGCACAGCGAAGCGGAGATACGCGCCTTGCGCGACTTCCTGAACGAGATTCTTGGTGAAGGTGAATCCGATTTGCGCTGCGTAAGGGACAAAATAAAATACGGAGCCGGTTTAGCGGCTGAAAAAGACTTAACGGTAATTTCCTGATTTATGCGAAAACTCCTCCTTTCACCCGACGCCCCCGCCGGAGCGCCCCCGACCGAATCTGGTTCTACCAGCATGGCCGATGGCATCATGGCCGAACTCAATTCAGTGGCGACTCCTCCCGCTGCGGAACCTCCCCCGGCGGCTGCGCCTGTCCCCGCGCCCGCCGGTGGGAGTCCGCCCCCTGCCAAGCCTGCCGCGGCCCCCGCGAAGCCCGAACCGGCCAAACCAGCCCCGGCAGCTGCTAAACCGTCTCCCGCGCCTGCCAAACCAGCCGCACCCGCTCCCAAGACCGAGGACAAGCCCTTGGACTGGAAAACCGCCCCCGCCCAATTCCGCACGGCGCATGAGAAGTTGCAACAGGTGTTCGAGGCGACCAAGGCCGAGCTCTCCACGAAAATCACGTCCACCGAGCAACGGCTACAAGAGTACGCCAACCGCGAATACTTGACCCCGGAGCAGAAGCAGCAACAGTCGCGTTTACAGGAACGGTTGCAACAGCTTGAGGCCGACCTTTACTCCCGCGATTACCGCGAGTCGCCGGAGTTCAAGGCGAAGTACGAAGGCAAAGCCCGCAAGGTATGGGGGAACATCCAAGCCGAATTGAAGGGGTTGCAGGTCAATGAAGGCGGCACACCACGCCCGGCCACCGTGACCGACTTTCAACTTGTGCAAGCCGAGCAATCGTCTTTGGCGGCGCAACGGCGCATCGCCCGTGAGATGTTCGGAGATGACGCCGACGTGGTTTTGAAGTTTGTCGGTGAACTGCGCCAGATCGAGGACCAAGCCAACGAGGAGATTGAGGCCAAGCGCAACGGCTGGTCGAAGGACCGCGAGATGAGCGTAAGCAAGGCACGCGAGAATCAACAGGCGGCAACGCGCGTTTACGGCGAGTTTGACGCGGCACTGGCACAGAAGTATTTCCAACCGATTGACGGCAACGATGAGTACAACAAGGCGTTGACCGAGGGGTTGAAGTTCGTGGACACCAACTCGGGCACTTTCGGTCAAAAGACGGTTCAAGAGCAGGCGCAGACGGCGGCACTGGTGCGGCGCATGGCGGCGGCGTGGCCGGCGCAAGAGGTGTTGCTCAAGCAGCGGGAGGGGCGCATCACCGAACTGGAAGCGTTGGTAGCCAAGTTGCAGGGAACAGACCCAGGAGCAGGCGGCGAAGGCGGCGCAGCGGCTACGGAGGACGGTGAACGCAGCGGGACGGACGGGATGATTGACGAAATTACGAAGCTTGGGCGATGAAACCGTACAAGAAAATTCTGTGTTTGGATTTCGATGGTGTAATCCATTCCTATTCGAGTGGATGGAAAGGAGCAAAGACTATATCTGACCCCCCTGTGTTTGGCGCTTTGGAGTGGATTGATGAGTTTATCATCGAACATTGCACCGTGCCTGATTCGTGGTGTGCGATGGCTCCGCAAGGCGACTGGGAATTAAATATCTTTTCGTCGCGCTCTCGTTACTGGGGAGGTCGTCGGGCGATGAAGAAATGGCTTTTGAAACATGGGCTGGAGCCACGCTTTCTCGAAGTGATAAAGTTTCCACTTTGGAAGCCAGCCGCGACTGTCTTGATTGACGACCGAGCCATTCAGTTCACGGGAGAATTTCCACCCTTTGCCGACATCCTAACCTTTAAACCTTGGAACAAACGATGAGCGCACAACATCACCACTCAAACCCGGAAGAAGAACGCTTGATGAGACGTTTTTTGGATGAAGCGGCGGGCACGGCAAATCGGCAATGGCCGCACGGACGTATTTCAGGTGAGGACGATGGAGAAACAGCCTTTGCGATTGCTACAGACCCGCAAAACAAAATCGTTCGCATCCAGTTCACCAAGCCTATGAATTGGTTGGGACTGGACAAAGACTCCGCTTTAAAGCTGGCAGCGATGCTCACTGAAAAAGCGGGCGAACTTTAATGAACCACAACGCGCTAACCGAAACGCCGTCCCTGCCGTTCCGCCCTCTCAGGCGGCTCGTGTTCATCAAGCCGGAGATTGAGGAACAGATAGGGTCGTTCTGGATACCCCGCGTGCGGCGCGACATGCCGGACAGGGGCACGGTGATGGCGCTATCTGACGAGGCCGCAAAGGAGTTGCCCGACGTGAAGGTCGGCGACCGCGTTTTGATCAAGAAGCAAATGCAGTTTTTGGCCGACGACCAGAAATGCACGGTGGTTGATTGGGACTACGTTTTGGCGCTTTTATGAACGACATGGACAAAAGTTGGATTCGTATGTCTCTGAACGCCGGAGGGCAATTATCGGTAAAAAACGTCATGCCCGGAAAATCAATCTTTCGAGGAACTATGTCTTGGCCCTACGAAGAAAAACAGGCAGATGTTTCCGGCGAGATTTCGACTTCTCTTTCTGGCGCGCTGGATAATCTTAACCATGCTCTACAAGAGGACGCGGCTCAAGAGATGATTGACCGAGGCGTTGTATGAGGCCGTCCCTCTCCTTCTTCGTCGCCGGAGTCCCGAAACCTGCCGGTAGCAAGCGCGGCTTCTACATGAAGAACATCAAGCGCGTTGTCATCGTGGACGCCAACCCAAACTCGAAGGACTGGAAAACGGATGTAAAACACGAAGGCCAACGGCAATATTCCGGCCCGTTGTGGGACTGCCCCATTAAAGTCCGGTTCACCTTCTACATCGTGCGTCCGAAAGCGCATTACCGGACGGGCAAGAATGCCGCCTTGTTACGCGACTCGGCACCGAAACGACCGACATCAAAGCCTGACGAATTGAAGCTCGCGCGCGGCGTCGAGGATGCGTTGACGGGGATCATTTGGAATGACGACGCCCTGATTGTTGACGAATCGTTACACAAGGAATTTGGCGAGCGTCCTGGGTGTCAGGTCGAGATTAAGGAGGCGGAGTGAAAGACCTGTTCGGAAAAGACATCTCCATCGAGGAAGCGCGGGCAGCGATGAAGAAGATTGGACAGCCAAAGGGTTACGCTGCGCGTCCCGGCTCTGGTCCAGTTGGTGAATTTTGTCGGACGTGCGTTCACGCCTACTCGCGCCACTTTTCCAAGACCTATTGGAAGTGCGATTTGGTCAAAGCAACAGCCGGACCGGGCAGCGACATCCGTCTAAAATCTCCGGCGTGCCAGTTTTGGAAGGCCAAGCAATGAAGTGCTACATCCAGCTTTCCAAGGCGGGTGACGTTCTGAGCATCCTCCCGATCCTATACCACGACTTCAAAGAGACGGGACAACGCCCAAAGCTGGTCATCAGCCCGGAGTATGCCTCAGTTCTCGAAGGCGTCAGCTATGTCGAGCCGGTGATTTGGAACGGGGACAGTTCGGACTTGGCCGGTGCCATCCTGTTTGCCAAAAAACGGTTCAGTCAGGTCATCGCTTTACAGACGCATGGGAACATGCCGGTGCAACAATTGACGCCGAGTTTTCAACTCGACCAGTGGCGCCGCGCGGGCGCCGTGGAACATTTCGAGGACTGGCCGCTCGTGTTCGATAAAAGAAACGCCGACCGGGAGAAAGACCTTGGGATACACACGAAGGCGAAACCCTACATCCTGTTCGGGGACCACTCTCAAAGCTCGCCGTTCCTGCCAAAAGAGGAACTGGCGCGGCTGATACAGGCGGAGTTTCCGCACCATGAATTTGTCCGGCTGTCGCAAGTGAAAGCGCATCGGATATACGACCTGCTTGGGTTGTACGACCGCGCGGCGTGCCTGGTGACGATTGAGACGGCGCATGTGCATCTGTCGAAGGCGTCCCCGGTGCCGACGATTGTTCTGGCGGCGGACGGCTGGCGTGGGAGCGCGCCGCACAAGAAATTTGCGTTATATATCAAGTATGCGGATTACGAGCGGATGAAGGTAGAAATCATTCAGGCCGTGAAAAGGGCCATCAACCCGCCGACCGTGATTGACCCGCCGAAAGCGGCCGTATCGGTTTCCTGTGTCATTCCGATCTACAAGCCAACGGCGGACATGCTCAACAAGTGCCTGTTGGCCGTGCTGCCGCAAGTGGACGAGATTATTGTGACACGGGAAGCCGCGGCCGTGCTGCCCGAAGGGGTTATCGGTAATACGAAAATCCGGCATGTCGTCTCGTCTGAGTCCGGCATCGGGTTTGGCCGCAACGTGAACTTTGGGGCGAAGCACGCGACGGGCGATTACCTGCTGGTGTTGAATGACGACGTTTACCTTGCGCCTGACGCGGTGGACAAGATGAAGGCGGTCATGGCGCATGACGTGGGGTGCGTCGGACACTTTCTCAGTTTTCCGAACGGTAGGATTTACCACTCTGGCAAGACTCGAAATCCAGACGGTTCGGCAGGCTTCATTCACATTGACGGCATTGGCACCCAAACCACCGAGACTGTGTGCTATCCTTGTGAGATGGAGAACGTGAACGGTGCGTCCTTCATGTTTCGCCGTTCTGTGTTTGAGCAGATTGGCGGGTACGACGAGGGTTACAAATTCTACTGTGAGGACGATGACATTTGCATGAAGGTGCGTCAGGCCGGTTTTAAAATCTGGTACACCCCGTTTGCTCGGGGCGTTCATCTGTCCCAGTCGGAAACGAGCAAGGTGCCGGGCATCAACGGAATCATGGCGACCTCGAACGCAAGGTTTGCGACCAAATGGATGCTGTATTTTGTTCACAACGCGGGCAACACCCTTGGCAACTTTGACTACCTGAAATAATCTAAGACGATTATACCATGACAAAAAATAGCGAAACAATTCCAGAGGAAGCCCAAAATCTAATTGAACTCATTCATGGGGATGGCAAGGAACATCCATACGAAAGTGGGAAATTGGCTGCACTGATGGGGCGAACCATTAATTCAAACCCTTGGATTAATGGTTGTGGACCACATGAAGCATTTAGGGCCGGGTGGAAATCAGCAAGCCCTATGGTTCCTATTTTATGAAGCCCTGTGTTCATCCTCCTGACCAAGTGACCGCCGACATTCTTCAAGGCGACTGGCCGGAGCATCAAGTCCTTTGGTGTCGTCAATGTGGAGCTTTTAAAATTCGCGTATTTGATAAGAATTATTTGCACCCAAAACCACTACAGCCGGGACGCAAAAAATACAGCCGGGACGCAAAAAATTATGTCTCTCCGTGGAATGAACCGACTTTCAACATTGACCCACTCTGCCCAACGCCGGAACTTGATGGAAGTTTTCCCGTGGTATTGTACTTCGAAAACAAACACGAAGCTGCCGAATTTGAAGCCGCTGTTTTGGCAGAGAAACCAAATCTTAAACCCAAGCAGCTATGACTAAATTCATTGACGGCCCCGCCATTGGAAAAACACTGATGCTAAAACGAACACCGATATTACTGCGTGTCACCGAATTGCTCGGCGTATTCGACGCATTAAACGAGCTTGACGATGTTGCCAGACCAGAGGAGCGGCTGCACTGCTACGTGATGTCCAAGTACCTTGGGGCTTGTCACATCAATCGTAGCGGAGGACGGGGAGGATTCTACCCCATTGCCGAATACAAGCTGCGGGAGCAACCTCCAACAGAGGTGGAGATGCGCGACAATGCAGCATGGGCTAAGTGGTGCGATTCTCAGCCGGAAGCCATCAAATGCGAAGCAGACAACCAACTAGACCGTAGCGCGTGAAAACTCTTGTCGTCATCGTGGTGTACAACCGTCTTGAGAACATCAGGACGTGGCTGCGTTGCTGGAAACAGTGCGACCAGACGGGCGCTGAGTTGGTCGTCATCCACAATGTTGACACGCCTGCCGAATCTACGCCATTCAAAAAACTGTGCGACGAGAACGGGATTAAATATATCATGCGTCGAAACATCGGCCAAGACATCGCTGCTTTTCAGGACGTGTGCCGCGAACGGCTGATCGGGTTCGACAACGGTTGGGAGCATATTATTTGGATTACCGACGACGTTATTCCAATCCATAAGACGTTCGTGAAGGCGTTTCTGGATGGGATGGAAAATCAGACAACCGGGGCAGTAGCGCACGAAGTGTCTGACGTTGTTAGGAGACACATTCGAACAATCGGATTTTGCATTTCAAAATCGGTGTCACAACGGTTGACCTTCCCAGCCGACCCGATAACGAGCCGCGACCAGTGCCTTGCCTTTGAGCATCGTGGCAATTGCCTGTTTGAACAGATACTTGGTTTAAACCTGTGCGTCAGGATGGTATCAGGAACGGTGGCCACGTCGCCTTTATGGGAGTGGGAAAATGTATCTTGGGGACACCCTAACCGGCAGGAAGAATTTAACGCGATGTTTCCACTGAACGAAAAAGTGACGTTCATCTGCCCGATCTACAACACGTTCCCGGAAATCATATCGTCGCTCAAGAATCAGACGCATGAGAACTGGGAGCTTTACCTGATTCACGACGGCCCAAATGAGACAGGCATCTCTGACTTGGTGAAATCCATCAAAGACCCGCGCATCCATTACACCGAACAGGAGAAGCGGGTAGGAAATTGGGGACACTACTACCGCCAATGGTATTTGACTTTGATTCGAGACGGCAAAATAGCCCCTGACACCTTCGCCATCGTCATCACCAACGGCGACAATCATCACACGCCGAACTTCTGCAAAGACCTGTTGGCGCCACTCGTCCGCAACGGAGCCGTGGCGTCCTACTGTTCCAAGATGGTTCACTCGTATGTGAACTGGGGTATCCTCGATTGCCGGTTGGAACGCGGGTACATTGACTGCGCGGGGGTGATGATCAAGAAAGACGCGGCGTGTTCCGTTGGCTGGCGGGACACCGAGAGCCATTCGGCGGACTGGTTTTACTTTCAGGACATCATCAACAAGTATGGGGCGGACAAGTGGGTGAAGGTCGAGGGGTGTATGCTGACACACAATTGACATGAAATCTAAAACCCCATGGTTGCCGAAGCAACCAAAGATTCGGCGGCGTTGCAAGCGATGCAAAGGAACTGGCAGCATTGAATTGTTTTCGAGCGCCTTTCACACAGACAAAACCCAATGCCATTCTTGCGGCGGGAAAGGATTCATATAAAAAACGAAATCCATGTCTTAGCTCGTAACGAGGCGGAAATACTGACGTACGCTTTCAGGCATTACCAGTCGTTCGCCGGTCGAATCATATTGCACGATTTTGGAAGCACGGATAAAACCAGAGAACTCGCCTACGAACTAGGCGTCTTTGTTGTCCATGAAGACACCGGCGACAAGGTTGACGACCGCGTAAATAAGCGCATCAAAGAAACCTGCTGGCACGGCACGGACTCCGATTGGGTGATGGTGGTTGACGCGGACGAGCTGATTTACTTTCCCCAAGGCGCGGAGCAGACACTTGAAAGCTACCATGACCAAGGACTCGCCGTCATCAAGCCTCAAGGTTGGGACATGACCAGTGACCCCTACCCGACCACCGACAAACAGATTTACGACGAGATCAAGCACGGCGCAAAGAACTGGCTCTATGACAAACCCGTTCTGTTCTCGCCCAAGCTGGTCAAAGAAATCGAATTTTGGGTCGGTGCACACGGGCTTGTGAAGGCCACGCTGCACAGCGGGTTGACGCTGCCGAATCCGGTAGCCTACTCCGACCCAAAAACACTCCTCTTGCACTTCCACCACATCGGGCCGGTCGAGCGCATCGGGGAACGGTACAACGCCACGCGCGCGCGCATGTGCGAGAACAACGTCAAGATGAACTGGGGGAACGTGAATGAAGGCGGATTGGAGCACGCCATCTGGCAGCGGCAGGACATCAAGAGTAAGCTGGAGCAGGTGATTTTTTAGGGACCAAGCCAACAGCCAGCACAAATCCTCTTTCCGTTGGAACGCTTTGGACAGCACTTTGAGCAGCGGCAACACCCACATTTTTCACAAATACGGCCTCGGTCTGCACGCAGTTCCGCACCGCAATCGCAATTCGGAAGTAGTCTTGATTTGCCGTGCCTCATGGTTCTACCCTGTAAAACGCCGTGCCGTCGTAGTAGTTCCTGTCCACATCAACAAAGCTCGCATTCGTCTCGACGTTCACCGTCGTCAGCCAATCCCAATTCACCAGATCGGTTGACACCAGCAACGTGACCGGAACGCCCGGAGCGTTGCCCATCGAATCGAAATTCGGCACGCCCTGAGTGTTCAAAGAGAACACGTCCCCAACAAGCTTCTCCGTCCACGCGGCATCGTTCGTCATGCCCAACGTGACAACCCCGTCGCCGTCGATATGGATGGTGACAACCGGGTGGACGACGGCCGCCGAGGTCTTGCGCGCGTGCGGTTCGACCCCGACTATCATCCAGGCGTAGCCGACTTGGAGCGCGTAGGCCGTGGCGAAATCAATCGGCTCGTCGGGCGCGTTGACCGTGGCAACGACCGGCGGGACTTGCTGCCCGTTGTCCAGCCGGACGCAGACCTTGTGCATTTCGTAAATCGCGCCGCCGCCCATGACGAGGCAGAACGCGCCGACAATGACCATGCAGAGAACGTTCATGGGTTTTTGATGGTTGTTGGTTTTAAGCCGATGACTGAACGCGCCTTGTTCCAAGCCTCATCCGTGGCTGAATCAATGAAACGAAGGCCAGCAAACAGCGCCAGTTGAACATCGCGCGCGCCGCGACAAAGATGAAAAGGCTTTCCGGTTCGCTTGTTGATGCCGTTATTGCTTCCAGTTGAATGACAAATTCGGCTCGCTAAATTGAGCGCGCTTTCGGCCAAACCCTGAGCTAAGTTTTCGTATTTGCTTCCGGGCCGGAACGGGCAGGTAGCGCACATCGTTTCCCTCAATGGTAAATCGGTTACCTTCACAGAAACCCTTTCAAGATGAGCCACGCCGTGACAAAGAAGCCAACAGCGAAACAGATAATGGCTACCGCCAGATATGCCTGCCAGCGAGGGATTGGGGTGTTAAGGTATTTTTTCATCTAGTGCCTTTATTCTTAGGTTCACGACCTCCTGACGGTCGGGATGAGGTATCGCTCCCGCAAGCCAATCTTGAAAGGTTCGGAACGGAACCGACAAGTGAGCAGCCGCCTGTTGTTGGGTGAACCTGCGTTTTTTGACCCACTTACGGAGTTCTTGGGGGAATGTCATGCACAGCGACCGTACGCTATGGCCGTGCTTTTTTCAAGAAGAAAATAATTGCTTTGCCGTCCGAACAGGTCAAAAGTCCAAACGTCGCGGGAAACCGTGACAGGAAGCAGTATCCTTTTGCTGCAGGACGTGATCGCCGAACAGTCCCGGCTGCTGTGTCAAAGAGACAGGTTGCAAGTGCCTCCACTTGTTCGCGGTGAAACCAAATCGTTCCATGTGGAACACAACACATTTTTTATATGGCAATTAGCTGTCAACAACTTTCGACCGCCCTGGCCAAGCAAACACCAGTTTACGACAAGGAGTTCCTCAAGGACTTCATCTCCGACATGCCGGGTATGCCCTTTGTGGGGCGGCACATGACCGAGACGTGGGAGGACGGAGCCGAAGTGCGCGTCTTTGACAAGGTGCATGTGGGCCAGCCGGATTTCACCTTGCCGTGGAACAAGCGTGTCAGCACGCCCTCGGCGTACACGGAATGCGGTAACACGCTCCCGCCGCGCCAGTTCATTGCGATGGGCACGACCCGCGACCAGTACAACATGGAGAACAAGGTTCTCATGTCACAGCTTTGGAGCCTGGACCAGTTGCGCGGCATCCCGAACCTGGCCGGCCAGATCCGCGAGATGTACCGGAACATCCGCCGGATGCCCTTGGGCTTCACCGCGGATTATCTGCGGACCCGCTTTCTGTCGTTCAACGACACGCTGTATGTGTGTGGCGCAAACTTCCTCGAAACGCCCATCACTTCGACCGTGATTGACGCCAACTCGAACACGATTGCCCTGGGGTCGTCTGCCAACTACCCGACGAGCGATTTGACGCTGACGTACCTGAACTATTACCAGCAATTGCTGACGATGAAGGGGTACGACATTGATTCGGGCATGGCGAAGGGAATGCGGAACCTGGTCACGCATCAGCGGACGTATCAACGCCTCGTCGGGCTGAATCCCGAAGTGAAGGCGCAGTTGCACCTGGTCGGCGTCAAGGACGTGTCGCCCTTGTATCAGATCGGTCTCGGCGTCAATGCCGACCCGTTTGGTTCGTTTGCGCCGACGTTCGACGAGCATCAGCCGCGTTATCAGGACGCGGGCAACGGCAATCTCGTCCGCGTCCTGCCGTACTACAACGCGGCCGCCACGACCGGCCTCAAGCCGTTGGTGAATCCGTCGTACCTGAATGCCCGGTACGGCATCAGCTATGTCCTGCATCCCAAGGGGGCGACGTTGTTCACGCCGAAGCCGAAAAAGGTTCATGAGATGTTTCCGACGGTCAATTCGGCCATGTGGGGCGCTTGGGATTACAAGAACGGCGAAGTGCTGTTCTACCAGAACCAGGACGGCACGACCTGCCAGATCAACAACGATTTGCAATGGTACTTTTACTGGCTCTGCTATCTGGAGCTCGGCTTCAAATACGAACAACGCCCGCTTGTGCTGCCGATCTTGCACTTGCTCGATGGCGCGGGGAAGAACTGCATGGTTGACCAGCCGATTTGCGGCACAACCCAGTACGCGCAGTATTCGACGGCGGACAATCCGCCGGTGTGCCAAGTTTAATCTCGGTTCGGTGGGGGTTGGCGGTTATATGCGTTTCCGCCAACTCCCTTCACTAAGAACGCAACCGATTTACTATGGCCTACAATCAACAGCCTCCGGCGGCGCAAGCCGCGCCCGTCATGGGCGAAGACGCGCAAGCGCCTGCCGACGCGCCGCCCTCGGGCGGCGACCAGGCGCAAACCGCCGAAATACCCGCCTCGATGTTTGGCGGACAGACGCCTAAGGAGGGTGACACTTTCGAGTTCAAGGTTGTGGCCGTGAACGCGGAGAACGGTTCGGTGACCGTGGCCTATTCGACCGGGGAGAAACCCGGCATGGGCGGTTCTGACGGTTTGGCCGAATCCTTCTCGAAGGACAAAATGCAGAAAGGAGCGATGTAACATGGCAAATCCAGTTTGCAACATTTCCAGCCTCAACGTTGCCTGTTTCGACGACAGCGTGATTGACGCCATCCGGCGCAAAGCGTTGATGGTTTTCTTCAAGGCGACCGAACTCAAGCTGATTGGGGGAACCGATTACACGGGGAACCTGATTGGGTCGGGCGCGACCGGCTTGGTCGGCGCCACGGTGCAATTCGCGGATAGCAAGGTAGGGTTGGACAACATCGGCACCCGGTATATCGGCACGTATGAGCTTGCGATTGCCCATGCCAACGCTGTCGCCGCCGGTATGCCGTTAGTGGCGACAATATCGGCGCGGATGGCGCAAATAGCCTGTCTGTTGAACGTGAACGAGTCCTTGCTCGACCGCATGAACGTGTTTCTGGAATGCCAGCTTGGAGTCCACAAAGCTTACACGCAATAATGAATGGCCTCGTGTTCACCAGAGGTTTTGATCGCGCAAGCGTCCTGTTTCCAATGCTTGACGCCTGAGCAATTGCGGCGGGCCAAGACCCAGGCGTTGTGCGACTACGCGAACAAGCCAGTAATACCGCCGACGGTTCTATCCTACGACCCAAACACAAGTGGAGGACAACTCACTTGGGTCTTCACCGGAGCCAATCCGGACCATTGGCAGGTTCAATCCTCGCCGGACGGAGTTTCGGGTTGGACCAACCAACAAACAAATGCTGGACCTGTTAGACAGTCAGGCGGCTGGTCCAGCGCGAACGCATTTTTTAGGGTAGTGGGCTTTGATGCCGGTGGAAACATCATTGTGCCAGCATCCAACTCGGTATTTGTCGCATGAGCGAATCCTGCAAACCACAAGACTTGGTGAACGAGTCGAATTGCCTGCAATGCCTCTCGGAGAAGCAACAGGCGATGGTGCAGACGTATTTGCTGGCGCAGATTGCGGGCATCACTCCCAACCCCGGCGCGCTGCTGGCCGCGGCGAGCGCGTTCCAAGTGCTATCGGAAAAGCAACTGGCGATGATACAGGCTTCTATACTCTGCCAGATTAACGGGGGGACGTTGCCATGACCTGCACCCCTCAAGTCTTGCTGGCCGCGAGCAACTGTTTTCAGTGTCTTTCTGAAAAGCAACTTCAAGAAATCAACGTCTATTTGCTCTGCCAGATTGTAAATAACCCCTCGGGCGGCGGTGGAAACGCACCAGTCGTGTATATCGCCGACCCGAACACCGAAGGATTGAAACCCGCCGACCCGACCAAGCCAGCCGTTGCGTATTCTGCCGACGGTAGCGGCTCAATGTTTGGTTGGAACGTCGCCCAACAAAAATGGATATGAAAAAACTAATCGCACTCTTTATCGTGTTGTTCACCGCCACGCTGTTCGCAGCTTCACCGAGTTGGCAACAGTTGACCAACCCTCCGGGAGCAATCCTTTATGCGAATGGATACATTCGTGTTGGCCCCAACCTTACGGTTGATGGGGTGAAGAACCAAGTTATTTGGATGGGGTCTGCTGAAATCGTGCCGGACGATCTCAACCATGACACATTTTTGGGAGTGAATGCCGGGAACGTGAACGGCCTGGGAATTGACAACGTGATGCTTGGAAATCAAACCGGCCAAATGCTTACTACGGGACATGAAAATACTGTCGCCGGCCAAGGTGCTTTTGCCAGCGAAGATATTGGCGGACTGAACGCGGCCTTTGGGACGGATGCGCTGCGGTTGATGGAGAACGGCAATCAAAACACGGCCATCGGCGCTTATTCGATGGCCTCAGCCAACAGTGTGTTCAACAATTCGGCGGTTGGCTATCAGTCACTAGGTCAACTGTTGGGCGGATCAAACAACATCGCGCTTGGTGTCAACGCTGCTTTTAATTTTAGTGGAACTGAATCGTCCAATATCGACATCGGGAACCCCGGAGTCTTGGGGGACATGAACATCATCCGCATCGGACAGCTACAAACCAAGACATTCATCGCGGGCGTGGTAACCGACAACGCTGGCGGCGAAACCAATTTGGTGGATACCAACCTTGTCAGCCAGCTTGCGGGCAATGGACAGATTTTGACCTACAACGCAGCGCAAGGCCACTATATGCCGAGCAATGCGCCAGCAGGAGGGGGCGGAGCCGCCAATGGAGCAGTCACTAACGGCGGTTCCCAAGTATTCGTGAACGCGAATACATTCTCCAGCAGCAACCAGACGGCACTCACGATTCTGAACAATACAAATACCTTTGGTCAGGCTGTTTTTCAAAACACCAGTACGGGCGCATCCGCCAGCGGAGAGTTTTCCGCCGTTGCCGACAATGGAAATTCCACCAGCGCCTTTGTTTCCATGGGAATCAACAGCAGCCGGTTCACGGGCGGGCCTGCTCCGATTGGGACGAACACGGCCTACCTTTTGGCGATGGGAAATGCTTCTAACCTAGCGAACGCCTCCAACACTTCCACGTTGATGATTGCCGTGCCGCAGACGAACGGGTCACTCAATATCAGTGTGGGCAATGGGTTAACTCGCACAAACGCGCAGTTTTCGGATTCAGGACTGAATCTTATTTCCGGGTCTTACACCGGAAACGGTTCGGGATTGACCAACCTCAATGCGAATAATTTCACAGGAGCAATTACAAATGTCGTGACGACCATTGTGACTAATACGCCCTTTATTTCAGGCGCACTCTACACGAACAATTATGGTGTTCCGTTAATTGTGAATGCTGGTGTTGTTCTAACCACGGCGGCGGTGACTGGAGATGCAGGGATGGCACTGAACGATAACGCCGCGCCGGTCAATGGCGGCGGCACGAACATTTCTGCCATCGTCACTACCATTGGCGTCACACTGGCGATGACCTACACAAACCATTTGACGATTTTTGTCCCAACAAATTCCGTGTTTGTTTTCACCAATACCAGCGCGGGCGTTGGCAACACGGCCACTATTTTTGGAGGTCAGATAATTGAACTTGGTTCACAGTCCACCATTTCCGCTCCAAACTCCACTATCAATGCAAGTACAGCTAATCTGGGAACTATAATCAGCACCAACGGCATCATCATCCCCACCAACACGCCTCTGCCTACCATCACCGCTGGCGCAAACTGCTCTGCAGCCTACATTATCACCAACACGCCGCTCACGCGGAGCCAGCGCCAGTTTATTTTTAGAATTGTATATGGGGCGATAACCGCCGGAAACACGAATTGCACTATCACTTTCAACAGCGGTTTTACGCTGACTAACATGCCGTCAATTCGGCTTTGCACGTCAACTGCGATTGGTGCGGCTAACACCGGCGGCGCTGGACTTTCAGCAATCGCTGTGCCTTGGGATTCAATTAATCAAACAACGCTTGTCCTGCGGCAGGGAAACTCATCAACCGGCATCGGCAGCTCTACGAACGATTTTTATTTCGAGGAACCATTCGGCAACTGATGAAACCCTTCCTCACATCTTGGCTCATGCTATGCGTCTCGGCTTTGGGTTGCCATGCCGCGAGCGTGACCAGCGCCATGATTCCGCCAGTTCCTCAACCGACCAAAGTCGTGACAAATTACGTTGCCGTCCGCGCCTGCCTTGGGACAAATCATTCCGACTGGTCAAACGAGTTGCCGATGATGCGCGAAATGGTGATGACCAACGAGTTCGGGAAAGCGCCTCCGCCAATCACAATCTCGGAACTGACTTTCAACCCTTCCGACACACCCGGCGTGACCTACGAGGTCGGCATTGGCCGTGTGAGCCATGTTTACACCTACCTGTACCAGATCGGCACGAATACGCAGGCGCTTTACCCGCTCCCGCCTAACCCCGTGGTGACCACGGCAGGGTGGGGAGGCTACACTTTCTTTTTGGTTACCAACGCGCAAGGCAACCTGAACTTCCGGGCGTACCTTGGCAGCAAGGGGTCGGTGTCCATTTCCACGTCCAGCGATTTGCAGGCGTGGACAAGCTCATTTGCCGTGTTCCGTGACAACACCGCCGGCCCGCTATGGATAAAGACCCAGTGAGCGGAGTCTCCCTCAAGGAGCATTTTGAAAAACTCCTGAGCGAACAGGACAGGAGGCATGAACTGGGTTTGCAGGCCGCTAAAGACGCCGTGGCGATTGCCGAAGCCAACGCGGAAAAGTGGCGCGAAAGCGCGAATGAATGGCGCGGGGCGATGAACGACCGGGAACGCAACCTGATGCCCAGGGCGGAAGCAGAAGCCGAATCCAAGAACAACGCGGCCAAAGTCGCGGCGCTGACTCAGCGGATGGATCTCATGCAGGGGCGCAGCACGGGCGCCAACTGGCTCTGGACGGTTCTCTTGGGGCTTTTGGGCATTGCGCTTTCGTTGGGAGCCGTGATATTGATGGTTAAACACTAATATGCTCAAACAACTCATTCAGAACTGGAAAACTACTTCCCTCGGGCTCACCGCGATTTGCGGGGCAACCGTTCACATCGTCTTTGCGTGCCTGCATCACACGGCGGACGAAAACTCGTGGGTTATCTTCTTCGGGGCGATTATTGGAGGATTGGCGGCTATTTTTGCCGGTGACTCGAATGTGTCGGCCAAGGCGACGGACACAAACGCCAAGGAGATTGACCGCATCAACCAGTTTGGATCAAGCCCGGCCGCGCCGTCGGTCAGTCATCTAGCACCAAATCCCCCCTTGACAAACAAGCCATAATGGGCGCATTGTGGGTTCTATGAGAAAAATCAAGGTTTCGAGTTTCGGCTTTGTCGTGGGTGTGGCCGTCATGCTGACGGTCGTGGGGTGCAGCCTGTTCAAGAGCAGCACGTCAGTTCAGCGCGCCGCCTACACCACGATTGCCACGGTTGAACAAACCGCCTCCACCGCTTTGGACGTGTATTACGGGCTGGTGATCAAAGGACTGGTCAAGACCAACGATTTGACGGTCATCTCTCAGAAGTTCGACCAGCTTCAAAAAGCGTGTACGATTGCCGCCGCCATCGCTCAAACCGGCACCAACGCCATCGCTCCGGCGTCCATCAACCTGCAACTTACCGATTTGCTGTCCACGGTCACGGCGTCTGAAACCTCAACCAACAAATAATCATGTCTGTCGCTCTCATCCTCTCTTTGCTGGCCCAGTTCGGCCCCCCGGCGGTTAACCTCATCACCGGCCTGATCGCCAAGTTTGAAGCGTCGGGCACGGTCACGGCGGCGGAGTGGGCGGCGTTGACGGCCTCCTTGACACTCAGCGCCAAAGACCATGCCATCGCCCAACTCAAGGCTGCGGGCATAGACCCCGCAAGCCCTCAAGGAGTGGCGTTTCTGGCTCTGGTCGTTTAACTGACCCAATCCGATACACTTTTGCGTCCAGCGTAAGCAGGACGCCTTTTTTATGAAAACCACCAAACTCATCACATTGGCCCTCCTTGCCCTCTGCGTGGGCGGCTGCGCTGTCGTGACCGCCAACCGGACGTTCCCTAAGCTGGCTTGGTACTGGAGCACAGACGCCCAAGAGCAGCGCAGGGAGCAGGCTTTAGAGAAGCAGTACAACCAGTCGGTGACGAATAACCCCACACGCCCATGATGCCCGGATTCCAAAGCCGATTCGTCGAATCAATCTGTGATCAGGATGGCCGAAACTGGAAACTTCTCACCCCTATCATCTATTGCGCTAAATCTGGACAAATTTACATCGTTCCGCGTGGAGCATCCACAGACGGAGCCAGCACCCCGGCAATCATCGCCTCAATCTATCCACCGTTCGGCGCATATTGGCAAAGCGCGATTCTTCACGACAGTTGCTACCAGAATACCCTGCGGGCGCAGCCAGCGGGCTTTCAGCCTGCCTCCGGTGCACTCAGCCACCAAGAGGTCGCCCAAATGCCCCTAGCGGCTTTGGCGAAGGAGGACTGCGATTTACTGCTATTGGAGGCGATGGAGCTATCGGGCGTGGACGAAACAACGGCAAGGGTCATTTACGAGGGAGTGAAGCTGGGTGGAGCTTCCTCTTTCAAGGCAGACCGGAGTTAAACCCACTCGACCGGCTTGGTGTCCGCACGGAGGTACAGCGGATGTTTTGGGTGGCCTTCGAGCGTGAGGCCCAAGTGGTAGAGTTTGATGCCCGCTTCTTTTAAGAGACTTCGGAGCCGGTCGGCGCGGCCAAGATGCGTGCCATGCGTCCCCCAAGCCGCGACTACCAACGCAGCTTGTTTGCCCATCTCTACAATGTGCCGGTCATTTTCTGCTCCTACGGGTTCAATCTCAGCTTTCATCACCTTGGGGTCGGTCGCTCGGAAGGCGAACAAGTTGGCCATGGATAATCCGCCGTAGCCCCACGTTTTTGCAAATCCAATGCAACGGCGGATGGTTGGGTCGTCCAATGTTTCGTCAGCCGTAGATGGGTTGAGGCCGATGAACTGGACATAACCACGGTCGCGGCTGATGCCGTCGCCCTCAAATAAACCACAACGCCAGTCCCGCCAAAGCGTGTAGCGATATTTGCGGCAAGGGCTGAATATGGTTTCCATAAAATTAAACGCCAGCGAGTCCGGCTACCGCTTGCCGCCCCGGTCATAGCAACGGGGTTCTTTACGGGCCGGTTTGTTCGCTGGCAAAGTCATGGGCGCGGCCTTACTTCGGCATCGCCCCCTTCACCAAGGGAGATTTGTCGCGGCGGGCGTAAAGGACTTTCCAGCGCGGCCATTGGGCGTTGCACCACTTTTCGATCTGGTCGTGAAGCTTGGACTCTGCGCCGTCGGGAGCGGGTTCGCCCGCGCAGTCGGCGATGAAGTCGGCCCGCTTGCAGTTGCGGGCGGATTCGCAACGCTGCTGCATGAGGCGGGCATCTTCGGCGGTGAAGCTCATTCCAAATCTTTCTCCTTCATGTTTTCGGCAGCGGTGAGGATAGTTTCGCTTTGTCGAGTTTGGCGAGGGCTGATTTGAGTTTGCAACCATAGCAATTACAATCGTCTCCATGATTAAAAGCACCTTTTAAGAACAGCTTCCTCACCGCATCCTCAAGCTCTAGGCGTTCGGGGAGGTGGAGTTGTTCAAGTTTTAATTCAGCTTCAACCGCTCTTTTGACCTGTTGCTCACACATTGAAACCATTTCTTCATAGGCTTTCTTATAAGTTTGTGGTTTCATTATCTGGCCGTCGTTAGGACAGCGTTCCACAAACGGAGTGTTGTCAACGCCTATGGTTCCACTTTTTGTATAAAGTACATTCTTAACAAGAATGAAATTACACAAAGGGCAGTAACATACTCCCGGTATTTGTTCCGCCTCCGCTTCTTTCTGGTAGTCTTTCATGGCGGCACGTCTCCATCTTCATCGGCTGGTTCGTCCGGCTTCTCGACAACGCCAAATGTCGGCGCAAACATCGCGTCCGTCTCCATCCAATGTTGCGGCTCGGTGATTGACCAGCCTTGCACGCTGTCTGCCCCCTCGTCGTAGTCAGGCCAGTGATTGTTTTTCAGGCAGTAAGCGTAGTTTGCCAGCGCCCGCTGGTACGTCGCCCGTCCGATCTCCAAGAACGCCTCGGACAAGATGCGCCGGCCAACTTGGAACGGCGGATAGTTCTCCAGGACGATGTGGCAGAAATTAACCCTGTCCTCCTGCGGCCGCGCGGCGCGGTACAGGTCGAGATTGAACGCGGCTTGAACGTGGTAGCCCATGTCGAACACAGCGCGGGCCCAAGCGCCAGGGGAACCGTTACGGGCGGTTTTCATGTCCCCCAGGTTCTTGTAGAAGGCGGTATCGGGACGCGGAACAAAGTCGAGGAGGGCCCGCACGGGTATGAGCAGGCCAGTAGCCTCGTCCTGCCATAAGCCGGAGAGCCAAACCTGCTTGTCGGAGTCGGCGAGCATGGCGCTGATGCGCTGGTCGGCTTGCAGGGCTCGGGCGGCGGTCAACGCCTCGTTATACTCGGTGGAAGTGGCAATCTCCAAATCTTGATGATCCTCCATCCACTTTTTACAGGTGTTGCTGGCATGATGCCACGCCTTTTCGTCGCCGTCCTTGTCCTTGTAGGTGTCCGGGCGCACGGCGAACCGCGCTTTAAAGGCGTCCGGCGTCAGCGCAAGGCAGTCGAGCAACGTGCCAAACTTGGTGGACTTCGATTCGGGTGACTTGTATCCGGCGTGCCAGCGGGCGGCGCAGCGGTTGAAGATTTTGAGCATTGAACTCGAAACTGGGTAGTCGACCTGTCCGGGTTTCTGGTCAATGTCGTGGTACTCGGTCGGGTTGACGACGGCGCCGACGATTTTGGCTTGGGTGAAGCTCATTCTGACTCCTTTGTAACGTAGTCAATCCAGCCGTCGCGCAAGTCAATTGAGCTAGTTGCGGCAGCGGTATAGTTCTTGTAATTCGACTGGTCCTTGTTGCATTTATACACTACAAAAACCGTTTTAGGATTGTGTGGGTGGACTATTTTCACAATGCCGTTTTCTGGCTCGCCCACGGCTGGAATGTAGTGAACCTTTTGACCGGGAGTGAATGTCATACCGGCTTCCCTTTCACCGCCTCGATGACGGCTTTGAATTTCTCCGGCGTCAGGTTCGGCGCGGCCTCGTCCGCCGCGGCATCGAGAATTTCCGTGCGCCAGAGCCATGCGTTCGCGGCCTGCCAGTTCTTTTCGGCGCCGGTGATGACTTTACGGGTTTTGAGTAAAGTCCAAAGTTCCGTGGCGCATTTACGAACCTCGACGTTGGGATCAACCGGCTGCGATGCGTCCACGACCGGCTTTTTCGCCGCACCGCGGTTGCCGTCTGTATCCCCGCCAATGGTCAGGTTGAACACCATTCCAATCAGATACCGCTGGCCGTAGGTGAACGTGGACGCCTGCCCGTGCAACTTGGTCTTGCTCGCGTTGCCCTTCGCGCCCACGTCATCACGCGCCAAGTCAATCCAACGCTTTTCGACATGGCAAAACCCGTCGGTGGTCGAGTGGCGCACTTCGCATACAACGCGAATCAGGTCCGGTACGTCGGACTTCTCTTGGCTGAACGAAAGCGAGAAGCGATATTTTTCCAGAATCGGTTTCACCAGCGGTTGCAGCATTTCCAGCTTGGCGTACATCGAATTGGTCTGGTTGTTGTGCGCCAGCTTTTCAATGTTCGGCATCGCGGCTTGAGCCGCGGCCATCGCCTCGTTGTAACGCTGTTCGCCGATGCGGGCATTTTCCTGTTGCAGCATGGCGTATAGCCGCTCCATTTTGGCAACGTCAGTGTTGGGATCAGATGCCGCGCGCGCGATGACTTCCAGCAGGCCAGAAGCGCCATTGGCGACTCGTGGTTTTTCGACGGCTCCGGCGCCGGGTTGGACGACTTCGAGTTTGTTCATGATAATTTCTCCGTCAATTCTTCGGCGGACATCACAGGCGGTAGCGGCTTGATGTTGGGCAATACCCAACCATCTCGCAAATCGGCCACGTTGGTTGAGGCAGCGGTGTAATTCTGGTAGCTGTCCCAGTTGCCGCCGCATTTGTAGACGACGAACACAGTTCGTGGATTGTGCGGGTGAACGAGTTTGACAATGCCGTTTTCTGGTTCCCCAAACGAGGGTTTGTAGTGGACTCTTTGTCCGGGTTGGAAGTTGCTCATGCGTTTTTGTTGTCGGTCAGTTTAATCCGCCGCCCCAGGTTGCGAGCCGTTGCCACACGGCGTGCCTTTGCGGGGACTCAAACCCCTTGCTGCGGTCGGCGGAAAGTTTCATTTCCAAATCTTGTAATGCTCCTCAATGAACACCGTAGCGGCCAAATACTCTTTGGCGCACTCGCTGTTTTTGTGAGTCACTTCCACCTTGGCCTTGAACTGCGCCAACGTGCCGAAGAAACAGCCGGTTCGGATTTTTATGCCGCCGTCAGTCATGTACCCAACCAGAAAGCGCATGGCAGACCCCAATCCTCCGAGTTGTATGATTGGCCTGACGCCTTTGATTTTTGAACCGTCGTCGAGTCTGGCACCGACGAGGCTGGCACGGTCGAGGCTGGCACCGTCGAGTCTAATACTCGCGCCAACCGCAGCCTCAACTGTTAACTTGATAGTATTAGACTCGGCGTCATGCTCAAACAGCACGGCCTCATTCAGCCAACTTTTGATTTGTATTTTCATAGTAGAAATTGATGCGGCTGCACTCCCAACGCTTCCCCGATCTGCAACAGGACTTCGACGCTCAGGCTTTGCTTGGCGCTTTCGATTCGGGAGACGGTGCTTTTATTGCAACCTATTCGCAAGGCTAACTCGTCTTGGCTCACATTTCGCGTGACGCGTTCAAAGGCGATTTTGCGTCCTACCCGTTCTAAGGCTTCACTCATGTTGCTGGTTATCAACTTGGTTGCGCGGGAGTCAACTAATAATTCAACGCGGCGAGTCCATCACGCGAGGATTCAATCTCAACGGCCCTTCGCTCACGGCGTGTTCAATTTCTGCCGCTGTTGGGTTTGGACCCGGCCACATCCAGTCCATTGGCTGCCGCCAGCATACAGGAGGCGGCGAGCAATCTCCATGCCCGCGGATGGTCACAATAGACTCGCGGTTGCTCGCTTCGCTGGTCATTTCATCGAGCGCGGCCACGATTTTTTCACGGAGGTTTTTGCGATTTTCTTTTGCCATAGTTATTAGTTTAGTTGGCTGTTTTGGCCGCCCACCACGAGCAACCTTGATTACAGATTACCACAGGTTGCACGCAACGCAACAACAATCTTCACCCCCGACCATACCAATTTGTTATGCTCAATCCCTTGACTTTCCCGCGCTCCTCCCGCAAGTTCCACGCGATGACGCACGCCCCGCCTATCACACGCGAGAACGCACGCGAACTCGGCGCGAGAGGAAACAAGGTCCGTTGGGATCGCTACCGACAACAAAAACAGGACGCTATCCTCGCTCGACTGCCAGCCTTGCAACCAATTGCGACTCCCGCAGACCTCGCTGCTGTCGCGCGTACCAAGAGCCAAGTCGCTCGACTCGATGAGCAGCTTGACGCAGCCATTGATGCCAAAGATTTCGCTCTCGCCAAGGAGTTGTCCACGATTAAGGCAAAGCTATGGCCGCTTGCACAGCCGACCGCCGGTTCCCTTCGCCCTGGCCGATCTCGCCGGCCTGAGGCTCCGACCTTGCCCGAACCGACGCCGGTTTCGGCCCCAGTTCCTCAAAACCCGCCGACGCCGACAGCGTAACACACTTTGTTTCAAGCACTTCTGAATTGATGACACACAATGTCAATTATATTCAATGCGTAAGTCGTTGATACAGAGTTGTGTCCCAATTTCTTGACACAGTTATTCTTCAATTGGAAACCCAAATGTAGCACAGGCTACACAATCGCTACGATTGCATTATAGGCGTTTTGATGGGTTCAGACGGTACGAGGGTGCGGACGTAGGAGTTCAGACGCAGCCAGCGAAGGCCAGGAGGGGCGCGCGGTGGAGTTTTGACCCTCGGTAAGCATCCTTTTCCGGGCTGGACCGTCTCCACGGGGTCGGGTGCCGGGGCCAAAACCGGCCGGGACTCCGACGGATAGCGCAAAGGAGGTTTTCAAACGAGGCTGATTTTTGGTTGTTTGATCGGTGAGATTTTACTGCTTGGCGGATTTGATTTTTTAGGCGGATGAGGGGCGCTTGGCGGTTGGCGGATACCTAAAGGATATCCGCCAAGCCGCGGCGGAGCGCCTTGGCGGAATTAAACCGGCTTGGCGGAATAGCAAATCCGCCAATGGATTAAGAATTGACGAAAGCCTTGCCTTCGTTGGTGATGTACTTTCTTGAGGTAGTGCCTTCGCCGAGGGTTTTGATGAAGCCTTTTCGGTGCATATCCGCCAAGTAACCTTGGAGTGTTTTTCTGGGAACAAATCCGCCAAGCGCCCAATCGGTGATAGAAATTGGGTTATCTATGTCGTTATCAACGATTAATGCGAGGAGGGATTTGGGGTCATGTTCCTTTTTTTTGCCACGGGCTTGTTTGAGTTTATCGGGGTCGAGGTCGGTGGTAGGGACCATGAGAGGGAAGTTCCAACGGACGACGAAGGGGGAGATGGGCGGGAAGTTTCTGAGGATGGGTTGGAGGGCGAAACAGTCGGGTTCCTCGTGTTGGGTGAAAATGAGGATGGAATCGGGGTCGCGGGCGAAGACGCCGGAGCCGGAGATGCGGTCGATGGCGTCTTTGGATGAGGCGTTGCCTTTGGCGAAGTGGGCGCCGAAAGCGACAGCGGCGTTGGCGGTCTTGGCTAGGCGCTCGATTTCGTTGAGGAGGAGGCCGATGTCACCGGCGGAGTTTTCGTCGGTGTTGCCGTAGAGCTTGTAGAGGGGGTCGAGGATGATCAGGGAATAGCCTTCATTTTTGGCGCGCGCGATGATCTTGGGAATAAGGGAGCGGAAATCGGCGGCATGGCCGCGGAGGTTCCAGAGGTGGAGCATACCAAGGGCGGGAGCTTGTTGTTTGGCTTGGGCGACCTTTCGGAGGCGGACCTGCCAGGCGAACTCCTCGATTTCAAAATTGACGTACAGGACCTTTCCGATGGTGGTATGACGGCCGAGCCAGTCGGTGCCGGTGCTAATGGACATGGCGAGGTCGAAGAGGCACCAAGTTTTGAAGGACTTCGAAGAGCCTCCGAACACGAGTTTCGAACCTTTATGGAGCATACCTTCGATGAGGATGGCCGGTTCGGGCAGATCTTTGGCTTCGAAGTCAACGGCATCGGTGATTTCGGGCAGGTCTTTGGAACTGGCGGCGCCAAAGGCGGCGGCGAGTTCGGACTGGGCGTTGTATTTCAGGGTGTCGTGAGGGACGCCGTTCTCAAAAAAACTGGCGACTGTTTCGGTGCAGGCTTGGATGATCCGGCGTTGCTCAAACTTCTCGTCGAGGATTTCGAGATAGGTGCTCAGATTTGCGGTGGAGCGGACGAAGTTAAGGCAGGCCATGAAAAAATCGTGCCACTCGACCTCAACTTCCGGGTGGGTGTCCTTAAGAAGTTTCATCAGGGTGATGAAATCAATGGGGGTGTCCTCAGAGTACAGGGTGCAGGCGGCGTTGAACACCAGACGACAGCGTTGCTCGTAAAAACAATCCGGTTGCCGTCGGTAAATGGCCGGCATGACGTTTTTCGGGTCTTCGATCAGACAGCCGATGACGGCCTGCTCCGCCTCGTCGTGGTGTGGCGGTAGCCGGTCGGGGGTGGTTTTTCTGGAATTCAAACGAGCCCCTTTCCGGCCAGAAACATGCGCCAAGCCAAGTTTTCAGCTTTGATACGAAGTTCCAAAGGCCACTTGAGAAGATCATCACGGGTAAAAAATCTGATAAACTCCCTGCGCGCGGCATTCACCTGTTCGACATGTGTTGTGGCTTCGTCTGCGGTCATAAAAACAATCAAATCCTCAAGGCTGACGCTTCGCCGGTGAGAGACGCAAGACGACACGCGGAGGCATCGGTTGGAAAGGTCGGCAAAGCATCAGCCTTGAAATTTCGTTGTTTACATACTTGCGATTTATGTCACCTCTCACAGCGACTTGATGACCGATACTGCCACACGTTACGATTGCGTGTCAATGGCGAACAAGTCTTTCTGAATTTGCGGCGGGGTCTTGCGCCATTGGAGGGTGAGGCGGTAGCGTCCATTGTCGGTGACAACGACGGTCGGGATGTGGACTTCTCCGGTCTTGGCGCGCTCGCACCATTGGAGGAACTCCTGGCCGTTGACGGTGACTTGGGTGGGGTGGGTCATAAAATCAGGACTGGTGCAGATTGCACTTGCACGATGAGTGTGGTCAAGCCTATAGTCCCTCATCGGCTCCGTGGTGGAGCTCATTATGAACCGAGACAAAAACGAAATTCCCGTTCATCTGGCGATGCCCGACGGCGTGTTCACCCTTCTTCTGGGGGTCTTTGCGCCGTCCACCATTCATCGCCAGGTGAACCGGGATTTTAAAAACGCATGAACACGCTTCAATCGGCTGTTGAAAAAGCATTGTCTCAGCCAGTACCGAGGCATATCGAAACGAATATAATTCCACCCATCGTTCATCCAATGGGCAAGTATTGGAAGCAACCAAAGACAGAAAATATTCTGATCGACGACGCACATGCCCTTATGTCTCGTGCCGATTTCAACGAGCTCGCGGATTATACCCAGTCTCAACCGACGGGGGTGTACGAAGGGAAAATGTGGAAGATGCAAAAATGGTCAGGGCATCCAATGAACCCAGTTAAACACGATGAGTGGTATCTCCATTGGTGGGGATATTCCGGCCATCCCGACAAGTGTTCGGGTAACGTGAGAAAAATTCTCATCATCGAATAGAACAGAAACACAAAACGCATGAACACGAACAAACCCAAAGCCATAGTCAAAAAAGTAAAACACACGTTCAACGCCGGCGAAGTCGCGGACCTGAATGTTGAATTCGGCCAAGCCTTCGATAACGTGCAGTCGGTCAACGCCGACGCCGACGCGCAAAAGGCGGTGCTCAAATCCCGCATCACCGAGGCGGAAGCCCGCATGACCACGCTCCGCGCCACGATCAACGCCGGGTTCGAGATGCGCGACAAGCGGTGCATCACCGTGCTCGAACGCGCGCAAGGCAAGAAATGTTTCTATCTGGAAGCGGAGTACAACTTGGCCATCGAGCAGCACGGCGAAAACGGCTGGATACACATTGAGCCCGTCGTCATCGAACCGATGACCCAGGACGATTATCAAACGGAACTGCTCGAATCCGAATCGAAGTTTGAGGCACGGGAGGAGATTGCCTTGTTTTCCATGGCGGGGCAGTCTGCCGGCGTGCTGGCGGTTGGCCGGCTGAAAGGGAAATGGTACGGCGCGTTGCGCGTGAACATCCCCGGCAAGGTGACGCTGGAGGAACGTCTGGATGCGGAGCAACCGGCGTACAAACATCGGTGTGACCAGGTTTCCAAATCGGTGAAACGGTTCCGGGAACTGATCGCCGAGAATCTTGGGAAGGACGAGGCCAAGGGGTTTGACGAGGCGCTTGAGGCGGTCGTCGAGGCGCACCGGGAGAGGGAGGAATAGTATGACACAGTTCACCGATATTATAACCCAAACTTTTAAGGTGGTCACATGCTACACTTGCGGCATACCGTTTGGCATCACGTCAGAGCTTTACAAACGGGCTGTAACCGATGCAATCGGTTCCGTTACTTGCCCTGCGTGCGGAAAACTGACTTGTTGGAGAGAATCCGATGACCAGAAGAAAATCAAGGAACTCGAACGTAAGTTGACTTGGGAAACAAATGAAGTGGCACGGCAGAAGCAACAGCGCGAAGTAGCAGAGGCGTCGTTGACCGCAACAAGAGGCGTCGTCACAAAAATGAGGAAACGAGTTTCGGTGGGAACTTGTCCTTGTTGTAAGCGCAATTTCAGTCAACTCGCCCGTCACATGAAAACGAAGCACCCCGACTTCGGGATAGTAGAACACCCCATTGACTAAACCGCGCCACGGGCGCAAACTGCATTGTGATTTCCCAAAAACACTTCGACCGAAAACTGGCAGAGGCGGTCGAGCAAATAATCTGTGCCATCAAAGAAAGTGAGATAAGAATTATGAACATCATCGACCTCGCTGCGGCTATCACCGCAGTCGACACCCAAGTAAACGCCATCGCCGACGCTGTCAAAGCGTTGCCGAGTAGTGGCTCCGTTCCGCAACCCGCCGTGGATGCGCTGAACAAACTGACAACCGACCTGAACGCGCTTGCCAAGCTCGTCACGCCCGTCGCCCTTCCCGCCGCTCCCACGGGCGTTGGGGCCACCGCTGGCACGGCCTCGGTCGCCCTCGCTTGGACGGCCTCGCCGGGAGCCGCCAACTACATGGTGAAGGCTTCCACCGTCTCCGGCGGGCCTTACACGACGTTGACCACGGCGCTCCCCATCACGTCCCCTTCGTTCGTGGACACCAGCGCCAAGACCGGCGTGCCGGTGTTCTACGTCGTTTCCGCCGTGAACTCTGCCGGTGAATCTCCGAATTCGCTGGAAGTCACGGCTACCCCCGCGTAAGTTTCAATTGCAAGGGTACGGGTTGACTATCCCCGGCAGCTTCGGCTGTCGGGGATTTTTGTTACCGCGCCTTCAACAGCTTCGACTCCCGCGCTTCCCTGAATTCTTTCAGCATCTTGTCCAGCGCGTCGGGCTTCTTCTTCGTGTCAACGGACAGCCCAATCCGTTTGATTTTGAAGTTGCGTTGTCGCGCGCCCTCCACGGCGATGGAAAACCAGTCGTACAAGTCGGGCGACTTCCGCACGCGCTCCTTCATGTCGTCCTTCGACTCCACTTCAATCTTGTTGCTCGCCACGATTTCAAACAGGCGCAACTGTCCCTCGTCGGCCACGGAACGCGGCAGGCTACGCACCTGTTGAGATTCAATCGCTTCACGGGTGGAAAACCACATTTCAGTCACGAACTTGGAATAATGCTCGTCACACCGTTTCAGCCGGCGTGAACCGTCGCGTTCCTCGACGAACAAATCAAACCGCACTGGGCGCGCGGTGGGCCGTGCGCCGGAGTCCACCGGGATAGGACACACCGAACCAAACTTGGCGGCAAAAGCGTGTCCCAGCGTGCCGCGTCCGAATGAGTCATAAAAAATGTTCTGCGGTTGCAGGTTCAACGCCTGGGACTTGTCGAAAACGTACAGGGCGATTTGTTCTTCGGGTTCGGTGCCGGTGTTCAACCGAATGGGAATAATCTCCGGCTCCTGGACTTCGATAATCTGCGTGCCGTCCAACGCCGTGCCGATGCGGATGATACCCCACACGCAGCGGTCACCCCCGCCATAGGCAGGATCTAAAGCGCCGATGTCGGTAAACGTGTCATCTTTCCAAAGCGCGGCGTCGAACGCCTTGTTCCTTTGACACAGGCCGATGGTGATGACGCGGTTGCTCACCATGCCGCGCGACGGCTTACCGATGCCCTGTTGAAACAACTGCCACGAATCGTCACCGTGCGTCTTGCGGAGCGATTCGACCCACTCGGCGGTCACGAGGAACGGATAGATTTTAGCCGGGTCGTCGTTGTTCGGCGTGTCCCGACCGTCAAAGGCCAAGACGCGGGCGTGATACCACTGAGAAGTCCACTCCTGAGTTTTGCCCGTGTCAACGAATACATCCCAACCGCCTTGCGGTTCGGCGGCGATGCACAGGGGATCGGAAATGTCCGTCGGGTTGCCGGACATGACGCCTTTGAAACCCGGCGAGACAGTCCAGTTCGTGTACGCATCGAGAAAGGAAGTTTGCATGACGGCGGCTTCATCGCCGTAGTGCTTCAAGATGCCGTCGTTTTTGCCGGGCGAATGCGGCGGCTTGGCGCCTTGAAACTTGCCCATGCCGATGAAGCGGCCGCCTGAAACACATGGCACACAGACGATACCGCGGTTGAGCTCGCGTGCGCGTTCGTTGTCCTCGTCGATGTCGTCCGGCGCGATGATCATGGAAGATTCGAGGACGTAACCGGGAAGCCAGGCGTAACGGTTCTTCGCGCGGTTGAACAACTCTTTGACGCGCCCCCACACTTTCAATTCGAGCGAACGTTTTTCCGTGGACGAGATGAGCGAAAGGGACGTGTGCGGGTAGCAGAAGAAATCAATCAGGGCGTGAACGGCCATCGTGTAGGTTTTGCCGGAGGACGCACAGCCGAGAAAGACCGATACTTTGTTTTCGACAATGGTTTTTATTCCGAGGGTGAACCAGCGATGTTGTTCATCTTCCGGCCAGAGCAGGGCATGAACGGCGAGATAATGTCGGGCGCGGGTTTCAACCGGCGCGGTGCGAACCATCTTGAATTCGAGCGATAAGAGGTCGTAACCGTTGGCCCAATTAAAGCCGTATTTCTCGAAGGTATCAGTCATTGATTTCAAAATAGCTTTGACAAAGGGGGAAATACAGAGCAAAAGAGAGTCATGTCAACGACGCTGGACAAAAATTGTCCGTGCCCTTCACCTGAAATTATCAGTGTGCCAGGTTCTCAGGGAGCCACGGGCGCGGCGGGAAGCAACGGCACGAACGGCGTCAACTCGTTCACGGTCACCACGGCCAACCTCACCATTCCGGCGGTCAATTCAACGGTTCAAATCGGCGTGGCAAATGTTTCGTGGATGGCGATAGGGCAGAGCCTTTTTCTTTCGGACGGAACCAACCTTGCCCATTTCCTTGTTACCGCGATTCAGGCTTCACCCCCGGCGGTCACGTTGCGGAACAAGGGCGACAATGGCGACTCCGCGCCGACGGTGGTTATCGCGGCGGGTGCCAGTGTGACACCGACGGGTGTTCAAGGTTCGGCTGGTTTCACCGTGCTGGCTACGCAGAGTGCAGCGACCGGCGGCTCTCAGGCCGTGACCGCAACACCGGCTCAGGCGCTTGCCTCAACTTTGACGCTGGTAGGGTCGGCAGGCAAAACGTATCTGTTGCGCGCGCGACTGAGACTTGATTACGTTGGCGCGACGTTCGCGGCCAACCAGACGGTCACGCTCACCATCCGGCGCACGAACAACACGGCAGCAAATCTTGCCTCGACCACTTTGCAAACGGCGGTCGTTACGACGGTCACTTACGGTTTCGGGGAAATCACCTGTGACGTGCCCTATTCTACTGCGGGCGTGTCGGACGTGATCCAGCCTTTTATATCGTTGTCCGTGATCCCTTCGGCTGGCTCTTTCAATGTCGTTGAGGCATCACTGACGGCGCTTGAACTGACGTAATGTGCCTGTCGAAAAAACATTCTCGCCGCGAGCGTATGACGATCTGATTTCTTCATTTGAAGCCGGCATGAGCGGCGGCGTCTCCCCGCTTTTGCTTCCCCCTAATCAACTCGCCTTTGGTTTGAACCTTTCCGTGCGCGGCGGCTTTGCCACGCATCGACCGCCGTACCAGAAGAAAACTTTCAATTTCAACGGTGATGCGAACCTGCAAACGCTCGTGCAGACGGGTTTGTTCCAAGGCGGCGGGTATTACCGACCGGACTACGGGACGGAATCGCTCATCGCACAAATCAGCGGACACCTGATTCTGTTTACCGAAATCGGCAGCGTGTGGAACGTGTTGGACATTTCGGTACCCGGCGATTTGAACGATCCGAACGTTTCACAAATCTGGATGTGGCAAGCCGAAAAATGGATGATCGTTCAAGACGGCACCGGCAAGCTTCCAATCTTTTACGACGGAACAATCTCACGGCGGTCTTACGGACCTTCGGTAAATGTGGGAACGGCCATCGCCTTTGCTCCAGTGAAACCCCCGGCGATTGGAGCGATTGAGACAGTGACTTTGAGCCAGGCTTATACGGGACCCTACAATGTTCCGGTGATTTTCAACGGGGAGTTCTACCAGCCGATTCAAAATGCCGGTGGTTATCAAGTCATCTTGACCAACATAACGGCTCCTGCCGGTTCAACCATACCAGCCGGGAACAATGTAGTGGTCGTATCTGGCGCTGTTGGCATCACAACCAAAGCCGCGTCTGGAATCGCCAACAAGCCGGACATTTATGTGAATGACACAAGTGTTTTTCACAACGGACAGTCACCGCTTTACGCCTCTGGTCTTGTCCTTAATGCTCCTCCAAATCCCGGCACCGGGTTTCCGGGTTACACAAATTACGACGGGTCTAAACTTCCTTTGGAATGCGGGCCGATAGATTCAGGGGCGGGATTTATCCAACTCGTTATCTTTGGCAATTCGGCCAATGTGAACAATATCACCTTCACGCTTCCCGCCGGGTCAATCCTTTCAAACACGTTGAACGGGACATCGTTTATTGTCGGAGCCACGGCCGCGGACTTCGTTGTTCCGGGTGCTGGCGGCAGTATCACCATCAATCTGACGCAACCGTTCACAGGCACCAGCGGCACACTCGTCCGAATAAACGGGACTTGGTTTTCAATCCAGCCGGTTGCGCCTCCACCAAGCGGAACCACGCTGATGTTGATTAACCTGACCGATACCAAAACCCTCAATTATACAAATCCTTCACCGATTGTTTCAGTACCAGAAATTCCCGCCGGACGAATGGGCGCTTACGGGATGGGAGTCAATGCGTTGAGTCTGACGGACGGAATAAGTTACGTCACCAGCGATGTTGTCGGCTCCGGCGCGGGCACTCAGGCAAATAATTACCGGGACGCGGTTTTGAAGATGACGCAAAACACGTTCCTGAAAGGCGGCGGCTCATTCCGTCTGCCTGGCACAGGCGACCAGATCACCGCTATTTGGTTTCCTCCCTTGCTCGATACGTCACTAGGCCAAGGGCCGTTGATGATTGGCACGCCATTTTCGGTTTTCAGTAACTTTGTCATCGGCACTGACCCGGCGACGTGGGCCAACATCACCAGCCCGATTGAATCCGAAGCCCTCAAGGACAACGGGCCGCTTGGTCAAAATTCCACGTTCATTTGCGACTCGGACACCTACTTCCGGTCGAATATCGGCATCGGTTCACTCATCATTGCGCGGCGCGACTTTTTCCAGAACAGTCCGGGCAACAAATCTGTCAGCAATGAAGTCGGGACGATTCTCGACCCGGACAGCCAAGCGTTGCTCTCTTTCGGCAGCGGCATGTCCTTCGACAATCGCAAAGTGGAAACTGTCTCACCACAAACGACCACGGCGGGAGTGATTCATCAGGGCGTGGTGGTCAACAATTCAGACCTGTTGTCGTCCCTGCGTTCAACCGTGCCGTCGGCTTGGGAAGGGTTGTGGACGGGGCTCAACATTTTACAAATGATTGTTGGCCGCGTGAACGGAGTACGCCGTGCTTTCGCCTTCTCCTTCAATTACACGACCAACCAGATTGAACTTTACGAATCGTTGAAGGAAAAAACCACGTCGTTTGCGGACAACGATGTGACGCCGATACTTTGGGCATTCGAGACGCCGGTTCTTTTTAACAAGAACGTCAAGAGCCTGAATGACCTCGTGCAACTGCGCGACGGCGAAGTTTATTTGAGCGACATCCAAGGCGCGGTACATGTGGACGTTTATTATCGACCTGATTTTTACCCGTGCTGGACAAAATGGAACTCATTCGACGTATGCCAGTCCACGGACGCGAACAACAGCAAGCCGGGCTACCGGATGCGCGTCGGCCTGGGCGAGCCTGACGTGACTCCTTGCGAGATCGGAAACAACCGGCCACTCCGCAACGGCTATTTCTTCCAATGCCGCGTCGTCATCACCGGCTCGTGCGTGTTCAAAGGGATGCGCGCGTCTTGTATCACCATACCGCAGACGGTGTACGCGCCGGTCGAGTGCACCGAGGCTCCGTGTCAGTTGATAGACTGCGACCAACCGGACAATTTCCGACTTTATGGGCTGCAAGGTTTCCCGCCGGTCGTGCCATTGCCGACGCCCGGACCTGTGCAGCCGTTTTCAAACGGCACTATCACGCTGTCGAATTATTGTCCGATTTCAATGTGTTCTTTGGGCACTGGGCCAGTGGCGACCGGCCAGTTGCCGCCGTACATCGCGGTGGACACGGCGAACAACGCAGTCATCGGCGCGGCGGGTTTGTTCTTCGGGACGACACAGGCCGAAGCGGACGCGAAGGCGCTGGCGTTTTACACGCAAGTTGCGCCAACGCTCAACATCGCGTGTCCTGGGGTTGGGGCGAGCTTGTTGGCAAACCTGACGTGGGTACAGACCGGCGGCGGCTGCGCGATAAACTTTGGCGGCACAGGCGCGGCGCCGACGGTTGTTCAAAACTGGCATGGAAATTTCGCTTGTCTGGTTGCTGAGACGGCTTTTTACACGGCAAGCTTTTGCAACAACAGCGCATCGCCTGTGACCCTGCAAGCCAAAATACCCGTGATAGCCGATACCGGCGCCGGGGTTTATCATGGAGTCAAGTTCAACGGCGCGGTGGTTTATTACCGGCAGGACGGCGCGGTTGCCACACCTCCCGGCTACCCGCCCGGTGGAAAACTCGACGGCGTGGCGACGATAGTTTGTCCGCCGGGTGCCGTCACAACGCTGGTATTTCAGGCCGACAACGTGGGGAATGGCTTCTTTGGGTCGAACGCCGGCACACTGGCACCGGCCACAATCAACTTGACCATCGTGTAAAACAAAAGGATAACTACTCATCATGGCTTACCGCTTCACCCTGGCTGACGCAAAATCCGAACTCGGACTTGTGGAAGCCTCGGCGGTTTGTGCGTCATCGGCCAAGTTCATTGATCTGGTGAACCGTTCGCAACGGATGTTGCTCCGGCGCGGTGACTGGTTTGATACCGAGTGGGTAGTTGCCTTCTGTGTTTCCGGTTGTATTATCGCGTGGCCAAGGTGGGTGGGGGCGGTTCGGGGTATCCGGTTCGGATGCAGCAAACCCGGTCAACTGTTCAACAACAATTTCTCTTTCGTGGGGCCGCATCACCGGCATAGCGGGTTTCACTGTGACGCGGTGGTCGAGGATGCCAACCTGGGGCCGACCGCCAACGAAGTAAGCGGGACGACCGGAAAACTCATCCGCTACTACACGACCAAAACGACGGACATCGGCAAGACAATCACACTTTTTGGCACGCAGTACGGCGGTCAACCGTTACAGGAACAAATCAACGGGGTATGGCAAAACGGGATGACTTTGACCGCCGCCGCGCCGTGGGCGACGAATTCTGTCCTCGTGACCCGGATTGACGCCGTGAACCGGCAGGCGACCGACGGCATGGCTTACCTGTACGAGTACGATCCAAGCGCGAACACCTTGCGCGATTTGGCCGCATTTGAACCGAACGACACGAATCCTCGCATCCGCCGTTCGCGCATCATGTCGAGCCCGTACAATGCCTCGAAGCCCGACGCCAACGGCATTTGCTGGACGACCGTCGAGGCGTTAATAAAGCTCGAATTCATTCCGGTCAAAAACGACCGGGATTTTCTGATGATTGACAACATGGATGCGCTTATCTACATGTTCAATTCCATCAAGCAAAACGAGGCCGGGGACACGCCGGGCGCGGAAGCGGCCATCATGCAGGCCGTGCGCGAAATGAACTTTGAGATGCGCGACAAGAACAGCGACGAACAAACTCCCATCCGCGTGAACGCCGTCATGGGCCGAAGAATCAAAAATCCGTATTGACCTATGCCATATAGCAACCCACAAAACAGTTCCGAGCCCGTGCAGCCGGCGTCGATCATGCAGGCCAAGACTTTCGGTTTCAACCAGCCGCCCGGCGGTGCCAACAGCCAGCAGTTTTTGGAGTCAGTTTTACCAGGTATCGGCAACCTGACAAAAAGCGCAACCGGAGCTATCGGGAACTTGTTGGACGGGCTTCCTTCGGTGTCTCAAGCCCGGACGACAAACGCTTACTGGGGTGTCGGCGCGGGACAACCGGCTGGCGGTCCCGGCGGCACTGGGGACATCAACTCTTTCATCGGCCAGCGGGGAACGGATTTGTACGGCCAACAGGCGCAGCAAAACCAGCAGCAAGGTTTGCAGGACTTGATGCAGACCATCGGTACTTACACGTCGCCCGCGCTGGCGAACCAAGGCCAGCAGATGCAGAACCAGCAGTTCGGTCAAAATCTGGCGCAACAGGGCAGCGAGTTCAGCCAGGGCCAGAACCAGCAGAACCAGCAGTTCCAGCAAAACCTTGGGTTCGAGCAAAATCAGGCCAACACACAAAACCAGTTGAACCAGTTCCAAGCCATGCTATCGGCGCTTGGGTTGGGCAATCAAATCACCGGCCAATTACCGGGCAACCTCCAATCATTTTAGCCTATGGACTTCAACAACATTTTGACCTACCTGCAAGGGTTGCTCACCAACAAGCAGGGCCAGCAGGCGAGCGAGTTCGGGCAGAACCTTGGACTGCAACAGCAGTCACTCGCGCAGCGCGGCCAGCAGTTCGACGCCAACCTTGGATTGCAGACCCAAGCGGAGAAGGACGCGGCGGCAAATGCTTCCGGCCAGCTTGGTTTGCAGAAAGACCAGTTGCAGGCGGCGACGGATGCTTACAACAAGCAGTACGGTTTGAATGTGAGCGCACAACAATTTGCCCAAAAGCTGGCGGAACAAAATTTCGGTTTGGCGCAGACCGGACAGACGCAACAATACGGGTTGCAGTCATCGGCGCAGACGGCGAATGAAAAGCTGGCGCAAGACCAGTTGGCGCTGCAAAAGTATATCGCCCAATTGCAGTATCCGGGAACCACGACAGGGAATACAGGGATGAGCATTTTCAATCAGATTCCGCTTACACCTGGCTCGATTACGGCTCCCCAAACCACACCCGCTCCCTATGGTACTCCTGTAAAACCAATGCCTTTCGTTTAAAAAATGCAAACCTACCTAGATAAATATCTGGTTTATTTGTGGCCGATGTTTTTTTTCGTGTTCTTTGGCCGAATTATTCCAAATTTTATAACCGTAACCAACCTTGAAGCCACAATCATTGCTTCATTGTGCATAGTGTGGAAAAACGTTCGCATACAAAATAGGTAATATGCCTGCCCAACCCCTCATCTTGTCCGGTGCCGGAGATCCAAGCACGTTCTCCTTTCGGGACTCGACGCCGCAGCAACCGACCGCGCCCTCGTCGCCAGAACAACAGTTTCAAAACGAATGGGACATGGCCCAACAGCGTTACCGCGCCGGCATCAACTCCGGTTACAACGAGGACGACGCGGACAAACTTTACCTGTCGCCCGTGCGGGATAAGTGGGAAGTGTTGAAAGACGTGCCCGACGCGATGAAGCCGGGCGCAGCGAAAGAACTGGATGCGGCACAGGCGGCTTATTTGAAAGGCGTAAACAGCGGGTATAAGCCAGCCGACGCGGGCAAGATTTTCCTCAAACCGGCGGAAGAAAAATGGATTGCGGCGGCTAGTTTGCCGGAGAAAAAGAAGCTGACTATCCAACAACAGTTTGCGGCGAGCCCGGAGCATCAATACGAGGCGCAACAGGACGAACAAAGCGCCCTGTCTGACATTGCCGGGGGTAAACCTGTCCGTAAGGTAATCGAATCGTATCCTTTGTTGCTCTCAATGCCTGGGTATTCAACCCGGTGGAATGCGCGGTATAATTCGGCGTTGAACCATGATCAAACCACGGCGACGCAAGCCTTGCACGAAAAGACTGCCGCTGAAAAGTTAGCAGAAAAAGCGGCATCCCCCGATGTTTTACGAGCTCAGGTGTCCAAACTGTTTTCGAGCAAGGTGCCCCCGGAGATGGAGCCGGACAAAGCGGCGCGGATTGGGCAACTGGAAAACCAGATAACCAACAGCCCGGCGCGCGTCTCGTTTTCGGCACCGCCAGAGGACATGACCAAAAAGGACAAGGTATCACTCGCCCAAAAGATTGCCGCCGATCACCCGGATTGGTCGAAAGCCCAAGTCATTTTGGCGGTTCAAGGTAAATTAAAAGGCGCGGAATAAGCCAGCGAACGAAATGCCGCTGACATTCACAGAGGATGACTTTGCTGAACCACAGGCCGCAGCGCCTTTGAAGTTCGACGAATCGGATTTTGACGACCCAAACGAGCCTCACGGGTTACACAAGGTCACTACCACAATCGGCGACGCCTTCACGCGCAGCGGCGAACTTATTTCCGGTTTGGTAAAGGCGGGAACATTGCTCTCAACGGGCAATCTTGACCTTGCCAAGCAGGAAATCAAATCTACCGCCGAGGCTAATCTCCCGCCGGAAACCAAAAAGGCACTTGAGGACGTAAACCTGTTGGATACGTCGCCTTGGGAAGAAGCGCGCCAGTCGTTACCGCTCATCCCGCGTGCAGCGGCAGGCGTAGGAGCCAGCACAATAGCCAGTGCTCCCCAGTTGGCGGCAACCGCCGTCTTGCCGGTCGTCGGCGCGGCGTCGTTTGGCTTCAACAAAGAGGGGTTTGACCCCGTGCAAGCGGCCACGGCGATGATTGCGCCGTATGCGGGAAAGTTCGCTGGAAAAGTGGCGGCGAAAGTGGCGGAAAAGGCGGGCATCACGTCGGACAAGGCACTGGAACTGATTGACCGGGCGGGCGGCGCCGGCGGCGTAGCCACGATTATATCGGCGCCGTCGGTTTACCAGATTTCACAGATGACTCCCGGCGCAGAACGGGACACGGCCATTGAGGACGCCGCGGCCAATGCGGTCCTGATGGGTATTTTGGGGGGAGCGCACAAGGTAGATGAGCGAGCGCCGATAACGGTCCTGAAAGAAAAGCGGCTGGACGCGGCGGCGAAGGAACTCGCCAAAAACGTCGATGCCGGTGAATTTTTGGACTCCGAACCGGCGGCCAGGACCGAGACAGTACCGCGTCAGACCCCGCCGGAAGGGGTGTACCAAACGCCGAGAGGATTTCGACCGCCGGAGCAGTCGCCTGAAACGGTTGCCCCTGTTTCTGAAACGGTTGCCCCCGAAAGTGGAACGAAATCGGCACCGGATGAAACGAAGCCGACCCAAGCGGAGGCGGATTTACCGGAATCAGTAAAACAAATGCAATCCGTTCTGGCGATGGATGGCGACCAATTTTACAAGTTCACCCGAGCCGAGACAGGCGGACTTACGAACGCGGCTTACCGCCTCGGGTTGTCCATCAAGACACCTGAGGAATTACAGGCGTTGAAAGACCATCAACAAGCAGCATCCACCGCTTTTAAGCAGAAGCTAGAATCTGGTGACATGAACGCGGCGATGCAGTTGGCTACCAAGCCACAGTTCTTTCGAGAGGCATATGAAGCAGCGACCGGAACCGGCAGCGGTGGGGAAGAAATGCTCCGGCGCAATCCTGATTTCAAGGCACCATTTCCAATAATCTCCGAGGAAGCGCCGAAAGTTGAAAAACCTGCTACCGAAATCAAACCGGACGAGGAACAAACCCACGAAAGCGGCGCAAAATTTACTCTGAGAAACACCAAGTCGGGAAACACCGTAAAGAACTGGACTCAAACAGCGAACGGGAAACGTGTCGGGGATACTTACGACGAAGGTGACGCTGCAAAAGTGGTTTCAGTGAACGGCCAAAACACCGTTACGCAGCCGTCAGAGTACCGAGTCAAAACGTACGGTGAAATCTTGGACGGTTCAAAAAACGAAGTGGAAATTTCTGTCAGGGACATGACTGATGAGGAAATAAAGGCCAAACAAGAGAAGCTCAAAAAAGACAATCAATTGAAAAAGGAAATGGGACTTCCAGAAGACCCAATTCCAGAACCAGCAAAGGCCAAACCGCCGGTCACTCCTCCAAAAACCCCGGAAGGACTTGACCCCGAAATATCCGATTTGATCCTGTCCCCTGCCTCGGGCATCGCCAAAGCCGCGCTCATGAAGAACATGGCCGACCGTCGGGGCGTCACGACCAAGGCCATGCAAGAAACCGTCGAGGCCGAGCTTGTACGTCATGCCGACCGCATTGCCAAACAACCCGACATCACCCCGCAACAGAAATTTGACCACCTGACGGAGCTTTACAGGAATCAGCCTCGATTCTCCGGGCGCACATCCACGAGTATGCAGGACCAGGCATATTCGACTCCGGTCCCGCTCGCCTACGCCCTGAACCATGCCGTCGGCAGCGAAGGCCAGGACATTTACGAGCCGACAGCGGGTAACGGCGCTTTGATGATTGGCGGCGAACATGGCAAGTCAGCGGCCAACGAGAAAAACCCAGAGCGCATTGCCGAATTGAAGAAAAACGGGGTGAAAACCGTGACCGGCGAGGACGCGACCAAGTTCCGACCCAAAGGCCAGTTCTCCCGCGTCCACACGAACCCGCCTTTCGGTCCTTCCGACAATCAAAACATCGGCGGCTACGGTATCAAACGCCTCGAACACCTGATTTCGGCCAAAGCCCTCGACGCCATGAAGGACGACGGCGCCGGATACATGATCCTCGGTGCTGGCCTTCATTCTTCCAAGACCGGACGCGGTGCACAGCGGGTATTTGAAAACTACCTGTACTCGCATTACAACGTTGTCGGCAATTTTGAAGTGAACGGCGATTTGTACGCCAATCAGGGGGCAAAGTTCCCTGTCCGAATTCTCGTGGTAAATGGCCGGCGCGCTGAACCTTTGAAGCCCGGCGAGTACAGCCCGGAGCAAGTGACCCGCTTCAACACCTGGGGCGAAGTCTGGAACGAAAGTGAAAGGATACGCAATGAAATTGAATCCCAACGAAAAGCCGTGGATGCCGGCGGAACACCCCGAGTACCTGTGCGTCCTCCAACAGAGCGGGAACCCGCCGAAGTCAGCGGAAGTGCTGCGCGTCCTCCAAGTGGAATTGCTCCGACGCCTGATCGGGGAGGCAAGCCCGGAGGAAAAGGAGTCAGCCGACCGCCAGTTGGAGAACAACCTGCCGTTCGAGAACCTGCAAAACCTGCCGCCGGACAAGTTCCAAAGCCCGCGGCTGGCGAACGCCCTGATAATGCAACCGGCGGAGATAAACAGCCAGTTGGCGGAGTGGAAAGCGGGGATGGCGGAGGCGGTGCAGCTCCCGCCAGCACCGGAGAACGAGGCGCAGGAGGAGGCAAAGGCGCTGAGTCTGGAATCGTTTCTAAGCCGGTTTCTCTGATCGACAAACAGCTTGCCGAGTTGGATGACATTGACGCGCTGATTGAAGATGCGAGCGCGGCCAATACAAAAAACGTAGAATCCCGTTCAAAGCGCAAGCTCGTTGGACAAAATACCGAAGGGCAAGATGTTTACGAGGATGAAAACGGAGTTAGGTCATACGTTGAAGGCAACGTGAGGGTCACGGAACCAGTACGAATCATCCCGACTCGTGAAGGTGTTGTCACGGCAAAGTCCGAAACTCGTCGGCCCGAATTTGAAGTTGCCCCAAAAAAAGGCGCAACGGACATCATCCGTGAAGCGGCCAAGCACGGCGTTGCGGGCGTGGACGAGGCGATGACCGGACTGAACAAACTGTTTGGCAGCAAAACACGCCTTGGCGCACTCACCCCAGGTTTCGACGAGAAAACCTACGCCGAGGCAAAGCCCCATTTCGATGAGGCGTGGAAGCAATTCCAAAAGGCCGGTAAATCCCTCAAGGAATACGCCCAGTTCCTTCTCAACAGTTACAGCGATGCCATCAAGCCGTATCTCAAACATTATTTGGAGGAAAAGAAAACCGCACCCGCACCGGAGCCCGACGTAAAAGAACCGCCACTGGTCAAAGGCACCGAATATCAAGTTGCCTATGAACCGCGCAGCACGGCACCCGCTTTCGGCACGCTCATCCCCAAATCCATCGCTCCCGGTGTTCATGCCTACCTCGACGACCTGAAAACGCGCGTCGGCCCGTTAGACGACTTTCTCGCCAAAGAGCTTGAGCTACCCGTTGAACAATTGAAGCGTGTTCTTTCCGGCGAGCAGGTGGACGGCGCGGCAATGGCGATTGACCAGATGAAGCACGACGGCGCGACCATCATCGGCGACCAAACCGGCATCGGCAAAGGGCGTCAGGCCGCGGCGGTCCTCTGGTACGCCATGAAGAACGGCGCCATACCTGTTTTCTTCACGAAAGACCCGAAGCTATTCAGCGACATGTACGGGGACATGGGTGATTTGCTGGAACAAACGCCGCAACAGCTTTCGACTACGCTCAAGCCGTTCATCCTCGGTGACTCTACCAAGGCGCACATCGTTGACACTGAAGGCAACGTTATTCACCGCTCGCCGTCGAAGAAATTGCAGGACGAAAGCATTGCAAACATTCTACAAAACGGGCTGACCGAGACGGGGTACAACGCGATATTCGCCACTTACTCACAAATCAACACGCGCAACGCGCGGCAGTTGTTTCTGGAACGGCTGACGGACAGCAATCCCGTCGTCCTCGTGATGGACGAGGCGCACGACGCGGCGGGCGATGCCGAAACGTCCATGCAGGCGGCTTTCTTTCAAGGCGGCAGGGTGAAGCGCGGTTCGGGGTCGAACATCGAGTTTGTCAACGTGCCTGGGTTGCTCAATGCGTCGGGCACAAAAACCGAGCGCGGCGGCGGCGTGGCCTATCTGTCGGCGACCTACGCCAAACGCCCGGAGAACATGCCGGTTTACTTCCGCACGGCGTTAAAAAAGGCGGCGGACTCGTTTGGGCAGATTGTGGACGCCATGAAGCGCGGCGGCGTGGCGTTGCAACAGGCGGTGTCCGAAGCACTGGCGAAGGCCGGCCAATACACGCGGCGCGAGCGCGAATTTACCGGCGTGTCCTACAAGATGTTGCCGGTGCAAGTGGCGGACGAGGCGGAACTGGTTGACCACATAGACCAAGTAACGGACGTGCTGCAACAACTCGTGGAGTTCAGCAAAGGCGTGCGGGAATCTCAGGAGGGATCAACGGCGATGACCGAGGGACAGATTGCCATGACCGATTTCGCGTCCATCGTCCACAATCAAATAGGTCAACTGTTGCTCGCAGCCAAGGCCGATGCAGTTGTCGAGGAAGCCATCGCGGCGCACAAGCGCGGCGAAAAGCCTGTCATCGCCCTGATGAACACGATGGAGAGTTTTCTTGACCATTACGCCCAAGACAGGGGCATGAAGGCCGGTGACACGCTGCAAATCCGTTGGAATGAGCTTTTAGCTCATGCGCTGGCGCGAACACTCCGTATTTCCGAGGAGCTACCCAACGGCGATACCATTGTCCGGCAGATGGACCCGGCCAACCTTGGCCCGGTGTTGGAAAGCCAATATCACCAGATTGAAGAAATCGCCAAAGGCATCGAGAGCAAATTTCCCGTCTCGCCGATTGATTACATCATCCAGAAATTGAACAAGGCGGGCGTCAAGATGGTGGAATTGACCGGACGCCAAAGCGGTATCAATTACACCGACTTTGAGCAGGGTATCGGCACTTACACCCGTTTCCCGTCGGCCAAGAAAAACAAGGTGGTCAATGGTTTCAACAGCGGCGCTTACGACGGGATGTTGCTCAATGCGTCAGGCTCGACCGGCTTGAGCGCCCACGCCAGCGAGAAGTTCAAAGACCAGAAACCCCGGCACATGCTCATCGCGCAGCCGGCGGCGGACATCAATACTTTCGTCCAAACGCTCGGGCGCATCTTCCGAACCGGCTTGGTGATGAAGGGTAAGGACGAGGCCGGCCAGCCCTACGGCGCTAAGTATTCGCATCTCGTGTTGCCGTTGCAGGCGGAACTGCGTCCGGCGGCGATGGCCGCGCGCAAAATGAAATCGCTCAACGCCAACACCACGGCGGAAGCTGACAACGCCATCAAGATTGAATCCGAGGACTTTTTGAACAAGTACGGCGATGCGGTTGTGGCGGATTACCTCGACCAACGGCAGGACTTGCAGGACATGCTGGATTTGCAGGTTGAGCACAAGCAGGACGGGAGCCCGGAAGTCAAAAAGGACTTGGCCCGCACATTTACCGGGCGCATGGCCAGGATGCCCGATGCGTGGCAGAAAGAGGCTTACGAGTACATCATTCCGGCCTACCGCGAACTGATCCAGCAGTTGAAGAACACCGGCGAGTACGATTTGGAGATTGTCACCCACGACGATTGGGACGGCATCCGAAGCACCGACGAGGAACTTTCACCGGGCACCGACGAGAGCAACATCTTCACGGCCAGCGTCCGGTTGCAACAATGGAACGTGCAGGACAACCGGCATGTCCCAAGCGGCGCGGAAATGTCCAGAGAACTAGCCAAGAACCACGGCACCCCGGAGAAGTTACAGGCTGAGTTCGATAACTTTTCGACCCAAGCCAACGCACGGCTAGACCAGCGTTCGACGGACTTGCAACAGAAGTTGGCCGAGGCCAAGACGGACATAGAAAAGGTTAAAGCCGAGAATGCAATCCGCACGCATGACGAGGCGGTGCAACGCTGGCGGGACAGAACAATGTCCCTCGTCGGCGAAATCACCCGAACGGCTGGCAAAGTGGTCAACCTATCCGACAAGGAAACCGGCGAGAGCTTTGACGCCATGCTGGTGAAGTTCACCCCGCCGAACAGCAACCGGCTTGCGCCGTCGGCTTTCCGGTTCACCTTCATGATAGACGCTCCTGGCGGTATCGCTCATTTGACCGGCAGCATGTTCAACCCGGAGAAATGGAGCATCGAACCCAGTGACGCCAAGCCCGAAGATTTGGCCGGCGGACGCAAGGGCGCACGGTATGACCGTTACTTTGTCGTCGGCAACCCGATACGCGGCTACACCGCGACCGGCGGACGCGGCAAGATGGTACGTTTTCAGTCGCATGACGGTTCAACCATCACCGGGTTGCTCATGCCGAAGAACTGGGGACCGGAGAACCTTGCCAGCGACCCCCGCTTGGATTTGACCAGCGGTGCGGCCGTAAAACATTACCTGACGAACCACGTCAACCGTTACAACCCGCACTCTGTCACGTCCGGGGGTATCGTCAGTATCACGCCATCCCGTTCGGGCAGCGGTTATTTGGTCAAGACCGGCGCGGCGCGGCGTACCGGCGGTTCAATCTTCCTCGACCCGAAACTTGTCCGGCTCACCGGTGATTTCACCAAAGTCGGTAACCGGATGGAAGTCACCATCGAAGAAAACAAGCTGGAAAAGGTAGCGGACGCAATACGGGACATCACCAAATCACCTTTTCGGCCCGAAGTAACCGGTGAAGCAGCGCAAAGTAACGTTTCCGACTCGAACAACAAGACCCGGAGTAAAAAGAACCTTGGCCCGAGCATGGGTGCCATGACGCCAAGTGCCGAGGAGGAGCAACCGGGATGGACGGGCGCGACCGGCATCAAGAACGCCACGGTTGAGCGCGAGCGTGCCTTGCGCGGGCTGCCCCCGGCCATGCAACAGGCTCGCCGGGGCTTTGGCCGCGTGTGGGACGAGGCAATGGCCGCGGTTGACCAGAATCCCGCCATCCAGGACGAACTGGTTGCCGAGCTTTCGGCCAATCCACGCGCGGTGACCGATTTTGAGGATGCGTTGCTCCTGCACCGTCAAATTGAACTCCAAAACGATTACGGGAAGCTCACTCGGGACTTGGCCTACGCCTACGAGGACGGCAAGGACTTCCCGAACCGGCTGGCGGACGCGGCAGAACTGCGCGGGCGCGTGGCGGCGGCAGCGGACCAGCTTTACGAGATTTACGAAGTGAACAAGCGTGTCGGCACCGAGACGGGGCGCGGTTTGAACGCCCGGAAGATGATGGCACGCGAAGATTACTCGTTGGCGGCGATGGAAACCGGCAAACGCGCGGCCAACGGCGGCAAACCCCTGACCGATGATCAGATTGAGGAAGTACGCCAGTTGCACGAGGACATTGACAAGCTACAAAAGGAACATGACGAATATGTAAATCGGACGAATCAGCGAATTAGCGAGTTGGAGGCCAAAAAGACGCTGGATGACATCTTCAAAACGACGGTCACGCTCCCGCCGAACGTGCGGAAGCTGTCCGACCGCATCATCCAAGTCGCGGATAAAGAGGCGTCAGACGCCTTGGCCCGTATCAAGGCCCGTCGCAAGGAAGGTCGAACCTACGCCAGTTTGACCATCCTGCCGCCAGAGGACTTGATTGATTACGCCCGTTACGGAGCGGCTAAAATCATCAAGGGGATTGTCGGTTCGGATTGGGCAAAACAGATGGTGGACGAGCTTGGAGAGGACATCAAAAAGCACCTGACTCAAATCTGGAAGGCGGCTGAACAGCGCCGGACTGAACTCAATGAACAAGTGGCTGGCAAGTACACGGCCCCCAAAATCAAAGCCGCGCAACAGGCACCCAAGACCGTGAAGGAACGGCAGGAGGACTTGAGCAACAAGATTGGTGACAAGCTGGCCGGCGGCACACTCGACGCGATTGCGCCCCTCGTACAGCGGCTTGCCCGGCTGTTCGTCGAGGACGGCATTGCCGACCGGGACGAACTGATTGACGCGGTTCACGGCGTCTTGCTGGACATCGACCCGACCATCACCCGGCGGGATGCGATGGACGCCATCAGCGGCTACGGCAATTTCAAACGTCTTTCCAAAGACGAGATTTCCAAGGAAGTGCGCGACCTCAAGGGGCAGATGCAACAGGTTGCCAAATTGGAGGATATGCAGGCCGGTCAACCGCCGTTGAAAACGGGGCTGGAACGGCGCACGCCGTCCGCCGAGGAATCCCGCCTGATCCGCCTGGTGAACGAGGCCAAGCGCAAGTTCCAAATTCCGGTCACCGACCCGGAAACACAGCTAAAATCGTCTCTCGACGAGTTGAAACGGCGGATGCAGACGCGCGCCGACGAATCCCGCCTGATCCGCCTGGTGAACGAGGCCAAGCGCAAGTTCCAAATTCCGGTCACCGACCCGGAAACACAGCTAAAATCGTCTCTCGACGAGTTGAAACGGCGGATGCAGACGCGCGCCGACGA